GGCGTCGGCGTCGGGGTCGGGGTCGGCGTCGGCGTCGGCGTCGGAGCAGGGTCGGGGTCAGGCGCCGAAGCGGCCTTGAAGGCATCCTCGTAAGACGTGTCGGCAGCCGCCGGCGGCGCCACGACCTCGCTGGCAGGTGCGTCCGCCGCCGGTGCGGGGGTGTCAGCTGCCTTGGGCGCAGGCGCAGGGTGGTCATCCGGCGCGCGCATGAAGCGTCCCTTCGAGCGCTCGGCAGCGGTCATGGTGGAACCGGCGAGCAGCATGTGGCGAAGGCGCATGTGGTAGTCTCCTACGAGATAGACGGCGGGGTTACGGTCAGCTCGCGCAGCAAGCGCTCGAACGCGCGGGCTTCCCCTTGAGCCCGTAGCATATCGTCTCCCTCTGCGGCGACAAGGCTTTCTTTCGCGCGATCACTCGATAGCCGGATCAGATCGATGGCTGCCTTGGCTGCATAATCCTGCAGCTGTGCAGCCTCGCGCAGCCGGGTCGTCAGATCAGTTAGCTGCTGCTTGCTCACCAGGGGCCTCCGATTTATCGATCATTTCCAGCGCCGTCTTGACGTGCGTGCCCTGCGCGCCGGCCTCGTTTTTCTGGGCCTGGGCGACGTTCTTGAGCGCGTTGGTGGCGACTTCCTTGATCTGCGCCTCCACCATGCGGCTCTGCTGCTCGGCGACGCGTGCGGCTTCCTCGGCGCGGCCCTGCTTGTTGCGCTTCGCCTGATCCGGCGAGACCAGCATGCCCTGCAGATCGCGGCTGGCGAACTTCGCCTCCACGAACGTGCGCTCGTCGATGTGGTCACGCTCCTCGGGGGTGAGCGTCTGCGACAGCTGGTCGATCTGCATGCCGCGCACTTCCTTCGCGATCAGGCTGGTCGCGCCGCGGGGGATTACGTCGTAATCGCCCTCGGGCGCTAGGTCGGGGTTGAACTTCTTGTTGAAGTTGACGATCGACCAGATGACCGACTGGGTGAAGCTGTCGTAATTCCGCACGATGTCCTTGAACGGCAAAGCCGCGTCCCCACGGACGGCGCTGGCGCCGGCCGCGGTGCGCATCGGCTCGCTGGGCATCTTGCTGAAGTCGCCGCCGGTCGACGGCCCGATGAAGGTCTCGATCTCGGCAAATTCCATGAACATCTTGGCGAGGCTCTGCAGCTCACCCAGGTGGCCCTCGATGTTGATCTCGCGCACCGCGGGGAACTGGGCGCTGGGCCCGTCGTCGTCGCGATACCACAATTTGTAAGGAACGACGCTGGTCAGGTCCTGATCGGCGCGCAGCAGCGAGGTGTTGACCTCCATGTTCGGGCCGCAGGTGATCGACGCGTTGTCGAGCGTCATGCGCACCGCCGCGCAAATCGAGAGCTGGCTGTCGCGCACGATCGCCGGCAGCCCGTTGCCGATCGGGCTGGTGTCATCCTCGTCGAAGCTGAAGGTGTGGACCGTCTGCATCTTGAGGCCCATCTTGCGCCACGCGTTGACCTCGGCCTTGATGATGTAGTTATCGACCATCCACAGCTCGGCATCGACGTCGTCGGTGCGCATGTTTTCGGGCACGTCGGCGCCGCACTCGACCAGGGTCTGCGCGCTCACCGGACCCTTCCAGATCACGACCTCGTACTTCTCGCGGCCGGACGCCGCCATGCTGGTGGACTCGGCGTGGATCGCCAGCCCCATCGTGCGCAGCTCGGTCTCCCACGACTTGGCCTTGTAATTCCCGTTCGGCAGCTGCGAGAGCACGAACTTGACCTGCGAGCCGTAGAAATCCTTGCGATCGGCGAGCTTGCGCAGCGCCGAGCGGCCCATGACCTTGCGGATGAAATAGCCCTCGCCGGGCAGGTCGCGCGCGCTCATGTCGGGGAAGAAATCCCAGACCGGCAGGAACTCGTACTGCGGCTTGTACGTCGTGCGCTCGACCGGCTTGAACCCGCCGGGCACCTGATTGCCGGCGGCGTCGGTGGCTGCCGCGGCCTGCAACATCCAGCCACTGGTCTGGATTTCACGCACGAACGGCCCCTCGAGCACGCCGAGCCCGTATTTGATCCCGCTGTCGACGATCTTGCGGTTGAGCGCGATCCAGTCGATCGTCTGGCTCCCACCAAGCTCGGTCAGCTGGTCCTTGACGAGCGCGGTGACCGCCTTGGCGGACTTTGCCGCGAGCCGCCGCACGGCCTCGTCGACCAGCTCCTGGGTGAGCTGCACCTGCTGCCCACCGGCCTGCAGCTCGGTCATCAGCTCCGTCACGGCCTGGGCGACCGCGTCGGGGCTCATGCTCGGGGAAGGCGATGCGTTCAGCTCCCAGTTGTCCTCGTTGCCGGGGAACATCAGGTTCATGAGCCGCGACAGCATCGAGACGCACTTCACGCGGGTGAGCCGCGGATACGCCTTCGAGCGGTTGGGGGACAGCTGGCGCTCAATCTCCGGGTCGTAGATGCCGAGATACTGGCGCAGGCTTTTCAGCCACTTCTGCTCGGCCGGCTGCCGCTCGCTCGAGAAGCGATCGAACAGCGACTTATACTTCGCGCCGAGCGTGCGCAGGGTCGCGCCGTTGATCACCTGCACCGGCGACGCCGGATCGGCGACGGTCAGCGCCTGACCGGGCTGGTCGTTTTCTACGACCATCTGCGCCGCCGGGATGCTCCGGTTGCCAGTATTCCCCAGTTGACCGGCCATGCCGCGACCCCCTACTTGAAGTGATATTGCCCGCCGAAATTGCGGGGCGGAACGAAGGCACGCCCCGTTCCGCCACTGCCGGCGTATCGCTCATTCTTCAGCACCTGTCGATGGAAGTAGCGCGCGAGGTAGCCGAACGCGTCGCCAGGGTGGCTGTAAGCGTTCTTCTCGGGGGTCGCGCCGCGCCCGGTTTCGCGGATGTTTTCCTTCTTGTCGAGGCTGTAGCGCCAGCCGCCCTTGAGCGCGCGCGTGAGCATCGGGCAGGCGCGCTCGTCGATGATCAGCCGCGGCATACCGAACGCCATCCCGGTCGCGAAATAATCGATCGCCTCGAGCCGCAGCGGCAGCCGGTTGTTGGTCTCGATCACGCACGGATAGTGCCGCTTCATCGTCGCCAGGATCGTGTTCTCGTCGTTCGCCGATCGGTTGTTCGCCGCCGGATCGGGCGCGATCGTGAAGCCGTCGGTGCGCAGGTCCGGCATGCCGCGGTTGAGGAAGGGCCGCAGGCGCTCCGAAATGAAGCGCCCGGCGCCAAGCCCGCTGGCGATCACCTCGCCGAGCACATGCAGGCGCCCCTCGAGGTCCTCCTGCCCGAAGATCATCGCCGAGCCGCCGAGCCCCGGATCATATCCACCAACGAGGTGCAGGTTGGGATCGAAGCGCAGCGGCGACTTGGACAGGTGTACGCGGCTGTTGAACGACCCCACCACCGGCTTGCCGGCGACGCTGTATCCCCACTCGGCCTCGAGGAACTGCTTGATCCAGGCCTCGGTCTTGTTCTTGGCCTGATTGGTGTAATATTCGCGCCCGCCCGGCAGATGCTCGACGTTTTCGGCATGCGGGGAGAAGCCGCTGGGCTGCAGGAAATAGCGCGCGTTGCGCTCGTCGAACACCATGCGGTGGTGCAGCGAGACGCCCTCGCCCGGCTGGATCACGCCAGGGCCGTTGTGCAGGTAGTCGAACCACCAGTTGTCCTCGGTGGACGGGTTGCTCGAGCCCCACATCCCCCAGTTCGTGGCGCCGCCCATGACCGCCGACGGATAGCGCCCACAGCGCGCCGAGAGCGCGTCGACAATGGCCTGGGGGATTTCCACGAACTCGTCGAGGATCGCGAACGTCACCTCGAGCGAGAGCACGCGCGCGACGTCCTGCGGGGTGTCGAGCGGGCGGAACATCACCTCGCACTCGATGTCGTTGTAGCGCAGCACGAAGTTCTTGTCGGTGGCGTGCCATTTGCCCGCCTGCCCGTCCTTGAACCACGTAAACCAGCTGTTCAGCGTCGTATCGCGCAGCTGGGTCGAGGTGTTGCGCACGATCACCGCACGCGTCCGCCGGATGCCGTCAGGGCCCGGCTGCTGCAGCCCGGCCATATAGGCGAGCTTCATGAAGATGCCGGTCGTCTTGCCGGAGCCGACCGGGCCGACGATCCAGTCGTAGAACAGCTCTCCCGGCAGGTGGTCCTTGATGAACCGGGAGAGCGTCGGCGGCGGGGTGTAGGTAATCTGGGCTGCCATCAGTGTCGCTTGCGCAGTCCTGTCTCATAGGCCTCGCGCTGGTCGAACGCGAAATGCCGGATCATCATCGGAGCCTCGTCGTCACGCTCCGCCCCGCAGGGGCAGCCGCACAGACCGAGATCATGCACACCTGTGTCCCATGTCGGGATGCAGTGCATCTCCGGTCTATCCGGCACGCGCAGCCCGGTCCACCCCCACTGCTCGGGGGTGAACCCTGGCGGCGTCCGATCGGCCGGGGGATCAGGCCTCGCGGTCGTCACTGTCCACCACGATCGCGTCGCTGGGGTGGAACGCGGGCTCGACCATCGCCGCGGTCAGCTCGAGGGGCTCGTCGCGCCCGACGACCTGCGGATCGCCGGCGTCGGTCGTCACCGTCTGGGCGGCTGCCGCGGCGACGCTCGTGTCGGTGGTCGGCCGCAGGCGCTGCGCCTGGGCAATCAGCTGATACCAGTCATCCTTCTCGATCGTCATCTGCGCGGTCGCGCCGGGCGCGGGGGTGCGCGCCGCCGGATCAGGGTCGCCGCGCACGGTGATCACGAAGTCGCCGTCGGCATCCAGCTGGACGTTGATATAGCCGGGATACTGGCCGGTCGGCTTGGTGAACGCTGCTTCGGTCATGCTGGTGTCTCCTGTCAGGTTGCGGAAGGCATCTAGGAACTCGGGCGGATTAAGCCAGAACGTGTCGGGGTTCATGAAGTCGGCGATCGAGCGCTCGAGCCGGAGCGGCAGCATGGCCCCGACGCGGCTCATAGCCACATCGACAGCACGAGACCGGCGCTGGCACCGAGCAGCACGACAACACCGATCAGGCAGCCGATGTCGGCGCGGCCGGCGGCAGCCGCATAGGGGAACTCGAGTTCCTCGTCGTGGTGGTGCTCGTGCATCAGTAATCGCTCCCGAGATTGATCTGGATGTTGAGCGTGTTCGCGTTGACCGGCCCGCCGGGTCCGCCCCCCTCGCCGCTGCCTTTCGGGTCGAAGCCAGCCCACCGAGCCGTCAGCTCGATCAGCTTGCTCTTCACCGCAGCCGGCACCAGCGCATGGTCGGCATGCACCATCTTCCAGACCTGCTTGAGATTTTCCTCGGCGATCAGCTTCGCCTTGAGCTTGAACGACATGCCCTCCTGGCGCACCAGCTCGCACGCCCCGGCCAGCTCGCGCAGGAACACCGCGTTGGCCCGCAGCGCTGCCCATTCGCTGTCCGTATAGCCGTACTCGATCTGCAGGTCCCGCGGGCTCGCCGTCTTGAGCGCCAGCTCGATCGGCAGGGTCGGAGCCCATACCAGACTGCTGGGGTCCTTCTGGTCGAAAAGGGTGAGCGCGTTCATGCGGGTTGGTTATCTTATGTCGGATAACCATGCAAGCGGCGCCGCTCCTCCCACCGCACGGAGTGCCTCCTACGGAGTTTAGAGGTGGCGGAGAGAGTTGACGCCCTCTCCGCCGTGGGCCGCGATCGACGGAACCGATCGTGTGATGCCTCCCGCAGGGAGCCCTACAGACATCATCCGCTGGCTCGACCTAGCGCGCACGGTGGGGGCGGATCAAGCGGAAAAGGCGGGGCGGTCGTCGGCAGCGTCCAATCTGTGGGCGACCGCCCCTAGTTGCAGGACTGCCAGCACGTCAGCCTGCGGGACAACCTGTAATGCGTGGCGCTGTGGGGGCAAGCTAATTTTTACCGCCCCAAAATTTTTCAAAGAAGTTTTCGAGACGTTGAAGATTAAACAGGGCGGAAATTATGACTAGGGCGAAAAATTCTGGAAAACCTTTGAGAGCGACCGTGTAAGAGGGGGACCCATGCTTGATCTGAAACCCCCTTGGGGGGTGCTGCCGCCGGAAAGGATTCTTTGCCGTGCCGCCCCTATCGTATGACGTGTTGCGGTGTATGGCCTATAATGATGACAGGACAAGGCGCTGTGCTTTGTCTAGTCGTCAGATCGTCTGACGTTTTCAAGGAATAGACACATGACTGTTATCGCAAACGCTCGCAAGGTTGCCACTGTCAAGGCTGCGCCGCTGTTCAAGGGCAAAGGCGCTACGCTGCAGAGCACGGCGCTCGCTGGTATCGCATCGGCCGCATATGCTGAAGGCAAGTCGCGAGCCGATGTCATCGTGACGCTTGTTGCCACGCTCGGTAAGAAGCCCACGGACGCACAGCTTGACGCGGCCAAGGTGGAGTACATTGTCGGCCGCACCGCCGTTCGCCTGCCCGATGGGCTCGGCACTGTGGCGGATCGCATCGCTTATGCGCGGGACTTGATCGCGAACTACGCCTATCCCGCGCAGGATGGCGTCAAGCCCCGCGCGCTGAAGAAGGGCCAAAAGGGCCGTCGCACCCCGGAGCAGCATAAGCTGATCCGCGCAGGTGAAAGCGCATGGTCGCTTGTGAAGGCGGACGCGGGATACAGCGACGCGGCGCCGATGAAGGCAAAGACTGCCGCCGCCGCCAAGAAGCGCGGGACCAACGCGCCGGGCACGAAGGCGCAGGCCGCGCCGGGCATCACCCATAGCGAGCTGGTCAAGCCCGATGGCGCGGCGATGACGAAGGCGGACGCGGTGGAATACATCGGCGGCATGGCTAAGACGCTGGCGATGTATTGCAAGAAGCACGCAAAGGTGACGCCTGCCGCGCTCGGCACGCTGGTCAACGCGTTCCAGCGCGACGTGCTCAAAGAGCTGGCATTGATCGAAAGCACGAAGGACGCCTAACACACAACGCGCTACCAAGCCCCGCTATCTTAGGATGGCGGGGCTTTTTTGTGCCTGCCGCAGATCGAGGGGATCAACCTGCAACGCGCTGGCTGGTCGTCAGATCATCTGACGGTTAAGCTGTGAACATGGCGGGGATTATGTCGACACAGTAGTCGCACATTAACGCGTGGCTGCATGATTTAAGCTGGCAACGACACAGTAGTTTTGATTTAACGCATGCGTCGTGTTGTCAGATGATCGCGTGAGAGAACGTGTGCGCAAACGCGGATGCGTGGGGGTTAGCGTATATAAGCACTTGCTAGGCTTCAGGTCTGGCTACCAAAAATGGCTAGTAGCATCCCACAACGTGTTATTTGCTTGTTGAAATATAACGCGTTTACAAGGGCTTGCGCGCTTTGGCCCACCTTGATGGAGAGCGATTTTCATATAGTCTAGTCAACTATCTAGAAAAGTTAAGGAATAAAGAAGATACGCACACGAGATTTTTGTCGGCAGGGCTGTAGCTCTTAAACGCCGACCCCGCTCCACACCGATACGAAATCGAGGTGCCCCATGAGAGGCTTTCTTATATTTCCACCGGATAGTTGGCTTTATCTACAACCGGGACGCTCTAGCCCGCAGAAAACCGGGCTTCCGCACTAGACTTATTTGCTAGCCGGGATTATACCACTGCTAGCACTTAGTTGACCCTCCCACACAGCGAGACACCATGTTGAGCCCCATCATCACGCTTAATCTCTGCAAGAACTACCGCGAAAACGCGTGCGGCATCACCTACAAGCAGCTGGCGGCGATCACCCGCATCCCGCTCGATCGTGTCGCCGCGCTCGAGAGTAAGAGCAAGGACAAGGCGTGCGAACCGTGGCTCGACGAGGCTGTTCTGATTGCGCAAGCGCTCGGCATGGCGACGATCGTGCCCCTGATCAGCACCCTGTCCCTGCGCGAGATCGATACCGGCTTCGACGTGCAGGACGACCTCGACGTCTGGCGCACTGGCTGCCGCCTGCCCTTGCGTTTCGGCCTGCGACTGGCGCTCCGGTTCGGCTTCGCGGACCCTATCCATCTGGTCCCACCCCAGCCTGTCTATCGCGAGATATGGCGCATCGCCGGCGAGGAGCGGAACAACGCGTGCCCTTGGTGTAAGGCGCCCATTGTGGGGGAGCAGGGCCATCTTCCCACCTGCCTTCCGGCGCTGCTCTACGGCGCGCGGGATGCACCAATCTCCACCATCGGCGTCATGCCCAAGCCGCGGCGTCCGCACACCCGGCGGGAAGGATCGCGGCTGGCGCCTGGGCTCGCACCGCTGCGCGCGCGGCTCGGGCTCACGCAGGAGGAGTTCGCCAACGAGATCGGCAAGCACCCGCAATATTACGCGCGGCTCGAGCAGCTGCGTGACCCGCTGACGCAGGACCTTGCCGAGAAGATCGGGGCGCTGTTCAAGGTGCCGCTGACCGAGGTCTATATCCCCGAAACGCTGCCGCCGGTGCCGCACAGAAACGTCAGATCATCTGACGATGTGGGAGGAGCGGCATGAGATCGCTGGTCGTGCCATGCGCTCTCGCCCCGAGCGACACGCTCAACATGGAAGCCGATGGCCCGGTGACCAAGGCCGGCTGCTCGCTGCTGATTACGGTAAAGGAAGAAGGATCGGAGGCGCACGTCAAGCTCACCCCCGACAGCGCGCACAAGATGTTCCGCTACCTCGCGCTCTGGCTGCACAATGGGGACCTGTCCGATGATGCGTGACCTGACCATATTCTGCGCGCAGGAGCCCGACGATGTGCTGCGCGCCAAGGTGAAGCCGGGGATAAGCGGGCCCGAGGTCGTCATCAACTTCGACAGCGTGAGCGATGGCGCACCCACCCCGGCGATGATCGCACTCGACAAGCAGCGCGCTCGCGAGCTGTTCAACTGGCTCGGCATCTGGCTGCACAAATACTAGCGCACTACTGTGTCTTTTGTCGTGCCATGTCAGGGGCTTAGGAGGCGCCCAGCCCTTGACTTTGGCCAAAATAAGCCTATTCTAAGAATTGCCGAAGGGGCTATTGCGCCTTCCGAATATCAGCCAAAACGTCAGATCATCTGACGGTCATCAAAGGATCAGATCATGGCCCTTCACCCTGTGCTCACCGCCGCCGACCAAGCCCGCATGTCCCCCAGCGAGCTGCTCCACTTCACCGACACGCCGGTCGCCCACATCGCCGCCTTCCGCGACTTCGAGCTGGACGCCATGCGGGAGCGCCGCCGCCGCCGCGATGCGCAGGAGATGGCCGAGCGCCGCCGCAACCGCGAGATCGCCAACTTCTTCCGCGCCGCCGCCGACGCGGTGCTCACGATGGAGGCTTGCTGACATGCGCATTGCAAGCCCAATGGAGTCGGCGCAGCTGAAGCTGACCGAGCGCGCTATTGTCCTCGCACTGCGCGGCGCCACCAAAGAGTTCGACATCCACGAGCACGCGATCCGCCATCTGGTAGAGCTGATCGACGCCCCCGACGCCGCCGCCATCGAGGCGATCGTGATCGGCTTCGCCACCGATCTGGTGGAGGCGCGGGCGGATGCGTCCCGGCTGATGCGTGCGCAGCTGCCGGACAAGATCACGGCGGATTAACCGTTCGGTAACCATCAACGCATTAGCAGGAGTTATGGGCATGCCCGTATCCGACCTGATCCGGCTCGGCTCTGCCAAGCTGACGCCCCAGCAGATTGCCGACATGGCGCTGCAGGAGGACCAAGCGGCGCGTGCCCTCGCGCGCTACCGCACCGACCACCCCGCCATCGCCGCCCACTGGGCCGAGCGCGACGCGCTGTGCAAGCTGCTCAATCCCTAAACGTCAGATCATCTGACGGTCATCAACGAAGGAAACTACGATGCCGATCGACCTCACCAAACACACCGCCGACTGCCGAGCCATCACCGACGACGACGTCATGAGCGCGACGCGCGGCCTGCAGATGACGCGCCTGCGCACCTATCAGCTCGAGGAGCTGGTTCACGTCCACGCCAAGATCGACCTGTTCGCCAGCGCGGTCATCGTCGCCGCCGCGGCGAGCCGCCTGATGCTCACCGGCGCGTTCGACGACGAGCAGTTCAGCACCGAGGAGCTGTGGGCCATGAAGCGCGCGCCCAGCGAGCTGTTCAACCGGCTGCTCGACAGCCTCCTGATGGAGCGCATGAGCGCCAGCTGGTACGAGGCGCTCGCGGGCGCCGCGCTGCTCCCCAGGCTCGACATCGACACGATCACCTATCCGTCGCTGGACGCATGGCGCGCTGTTGGCGACGTCATGCGCGGCGTGGTCGACGGCGTCACGATCGAGCACGTCGAACCCAAGGGCTAACCGTCAGATCATCTGACGACTTGTTAGGAGATAGATCATGGGCCAGCTCATGTCCCCAAACCACATGCCGATCGTCGGCCTGCTCGAAACGATCCCGGCCACCGCCCTCGTGTCCGACTGGACCCAGCACGCAAACGGCAAGCTCGAGCCCGAATATGCCGGCGGCTCGACCGTCCACTGGGATGACCAGACGCCCGGCGTCTACACCAAGCAGATCGCGGTCGACGAGGACGGGGGCCAGTGGCTCCTGTCCGCCTGCACCTTCATCGACACGTCCGTCGATGCGCTCGAGGATGACGACTCGTGACCCGCGTGCTCGAGACCATCGCCGAGGCGGGCTACGCGCTCGCCTCCCACCCCATCCCCAGCCTGATCGTCGCGATCGTGCTGTTCGTCATCGGAGGGTCGCTGCCGTGAGCAAGACCAACTCGATCCGCAAACTACCGTGCCGAACGACCCCACCGCAATACGAGGTGCGCTGCCAGACCCGCGTGCTCGGCATCGCCTATCAGCGCGGCGCGCTGTTCGAGTTCAAGGGCCACGAGCTGACCAAGCGCCAGCTCCTCGCAAAGGCGCATAAGCTATGACCCCCATCGACTACATGACCGACGCCGACAGCTGGCTCGACATGGACGTGGGCGATCATGCGATCGTGCTTGCCCATATCGAGAGCGCAGGTGGCGGACCCGGCGGCTCGATCATGGTCAGCTTCGCCGACTGGTCGAACCTCGTCATCCACAGCGACAACGCCGCGCTGATCTTCCCGCTGCTCAAGCAGGGGCTGGTCAGGATCAAGGTCGAGCGCACCGAGGACGGGCTTGAGGCGATCGCCGCATGGCGGGAGGGCGGGGCCCCGATCCCGCTGCGCAGCTGATGGCGCGCGCGTCCTCGACCGAGGCGATCGTCTACCGCGAGAGTGAGCGCAAGCTCAAGGCCGCGCTGAAAGCCGCGCTGCTCGCGGTGCCGGTCGGCGAGATGTTCCTGCTCGTGTTCGACGCAGCCGGCAATTCATCGGTCTGCCTGTACGAGAGGATCGACGCCGCGCGCGTGGTGTGCCTCGTGACCAACAACGGCGTGGTGCATCCGAAGGGCGTCAAGGACGGCTACGAGATCAAGAAAGCGCCGTTCGTCTCCGATGCTCGGATCATCCAGCTCGGTCAGCGCGAGACCGCCCGCCGCCACATGCTTGTCGTGCATGGGCTGGGCGTGCGCGCGATCGCGCTGCCCTAACCGTCAGATCATCTGACGACTAGCTATGGGATAACTACGATGCCGATGTTTGGACCTATCCGCACCCAGGCGGACCTCACCCGCCTGATCCCCCGGCACATGCGCGCAAGCGTCGATGCCGGCGGGGCGCCAGCCTACCGCGTCACGGCGCCGGATTACGACCGCCTGCTGGTCGACACGTTCCTCGTCGAGACGGTCATGGGCACCGGCGGGCGCGTGCCGCAGCTGCTGGGCCGGATCGTCTCGCCGAACGACCCCTCCGCCTATCCGCGCGCCAAGCTCACCAAGGAAGGCCGGCTGGTCTACGTGTGCTGGGCTGGTGGCGATACCACCGGCTACGCGGTCAGGATGCTCGCCGAGCCCACCGCGACCGTCTACCGGCATGTGATCCTGCCCAGCGATCCCCGGCACGCGATGGTCGCCGCGTTCAAGCTCGCCTGCGACATGCGCCGCGCATGGCAGGGTGGGAAGTGCAAGATGTCTGACGCGGTGCTGGTCAAGGCGCTCGGCGTCGAGCCCTTCGGCAACGCCCCGGAGGTGCTCGACATGGGGGACATGGCCGACCTCGAACCTTGACTTTGGCCAAATAACAAGCTATAACTTGTTACAGGATAAGAGATCAACCCGATAGGAGCCCGACATGGCCGATCGAACCATCAAGCCCACCAGCCTCGATTACAACTGCACGCACGGCGACTACCGTGCCGTCTGGGGCGACGTCCGCATCCGCGCCGTGCAGGACGGTGACGTCGGCAACCCCTTCGAGGAGGAGGACGGCCACTGGCCGATAAGCGTCAGATCATCTGACGGTTTCACGGATTACGACGCCGACGGGCAGACCAGCGAGACGCGCAACCCGCTCAACCGCTTCGGCGACGCGCTGCTAGTGCATCTGCAGGTCAACATCGCCAAGATACTGGGCACCACCGTCAAGGCAATGATGACGGATTACGAGCACACCATCGACGCCGAGCCGGTCGCATATCACCGCGACGGCAACGACCTGCGGGTGGTGATCGAGAACGAGCTAAGTGAGGTCCGCGACAGCGAGCTGTTCGACAAGTTGGTCGAGCTTTACGAGCTGCTCGGCATCCCCGCCTATGCCAAGACGGTGCGCGGCAACTGCCAGGGCGACTGGGCCGAGGTGCTGGTCGTCGCGCCGCCCGAGATCGTCGAGAAGTTCGGCATCGACCTGATCAAGCTGCAGATGGACGCCAAGGCCGCGCTCACCATGCCCGAGCTGGGCAGCGACGATCTGCCGGCCGCGATCGCCAAGCGTGTCAACGCGCAGTGGGATGAATGGCTCGGCGACACCGCCGACCTGTACGGACATTGGGCGTGGGGCGAGTGCTACGGCTATGTGATCGACCGGATCGAGGTCGACGAGGACGGCGACGAGATCGATGCCCACGAGTGCGAGACGCTCGGCTCGTGCTGGGGCTATTACGGCTCGGACCATGACAAGTCCGGCCTGCTCGAGAGCGCGCTCGCCGAGGCCGAGAGGTTCGTGACCGAGCCCGCCCCTGTGATGGAGGACGCATAATGGCTGATCCTGTCTCGGTCGCCGCGTTCGACCTCGCCTTCGCCGCCATGTGCATTATCGAGGAGATCGTCGCGCCGGCGAACGACGGCGCCGGCGAGCCGTGGGATGCGTACCGCCAGCGCGTCGGCATCAACGAGGTGCGCGGGACCGTCATCAACTGCCTCGCCGCCGATTGCGACAAGGCATGGACGCGCACCAACAGGCTGTACGAGGAGGCATACGAGCGATACCAGATCGCCAAGGCCGAGAGCGGTGACGGCACCACCACGGTGCCTGCGCCCAATGACCCCGGATCGTTCGATTACGAGTTCGTGCCCTTCTGGCTGCGCAACGCGGTCGACTGGTCCGATACCGAGACCGGGCCGCGGGTGCGGGGGTCATGAGCGCGCCGACTACCGTGCCGATCGAAAAGGTCCGGCAGCTCGCCGACAGCTATTACGAGCTGATGGTGCTCAACGACCAGAAGGCAGGCACGATGGCCCAGATGATCCGCGGGTGCATCCAAGCGCTCACCCAGGACACCAACGAGGCGGCGCGCGCACTCGAGCGGGAGCGCCGGCATCTGAAGGGCTACAAGGCGATCGTGCGCATGCACGAGCCGGCCAAGAAGGTGCGCGAGGATCGCGAGCGCGCCTTCCTCTACCTGCAGTGGCTCGCCACGCAGCTCGAAAACCAAAGCGTCAGATCATCTGACGGTATCAGCACGAAGGAATAGGCCATGTATCTTGGCGTCACCTCCCACCAGTCGGCCCCGCGCGTTGCCAGCTTCGCCGACGCCCAGCGCGCCCTCGAGCGCGCATCCACCACCCCCACCGGCCGCGCTCGCGCTGCCAAGCCCGACGGCTTCCCGCTGGGTGGACACAGCAAGTCCGTCACCTGGGTGCGCGAGATCGACGGGGGCTCGATTGCCTTCATGCTCTACCAGACCGACGTCGTCGTGTGGGCTCCCGACAACAGCGTCCACATCGACAACTTCGGCACCGTCACCACCAGCGGCTTTGCCGCGCGCTTCCTGCCGGCCGGTATCTCGCTCAACCACACGGTCGAGAAGCGCGGCGCGTCGGGCGGCAACAAGGCGATCCAGTATCGCAGCAGCACCGAGGGCTGCGCATGGGGCTCGCGCCGCATGTGCCAGGGCGACGTCGTGCGGTTCGTGGAGGACGGCGACGTCTGGGTGCCCGACGAGGACACGCTCGATCCCATGACCTTCCCGGTCTACGATACCAGGGCGATGCGCGATCTGGGCAAGCGCTACCACCTCAAGGATTTCGAGCTGTGGCTGTCGATGGCGCCGATGCACCTCGACCTCGAGCACGAGGGCTTCGACGTTGACGACTGCATGGCGGCGCTCGAGAAGCGCGACTTCCGCACCGCCGCTGTCCACCTGCCCACCATCACGATCCCGAACGGCTGGGGCGCGGCCGAGCGTATCAAGCCGCTGCCGATCGCCGTCGCCGACAGCAACAAGCCGATCACGCTCGGCTCGATTGGCAAGCTGCGGCTCGCCATCCTTGACGATCAGGGGCTGATGGCCGAGCAGCGGGTCACTACGATGCCGGTGCGCGAATACCGCAAGCGCATGGCGCTGGTCCGCCAGCTCGAGGGCATGGGGCTGTGCGGCGGCGATTACGGAGCAAGCTCATGACCGAGGGACCGCGCACCGTCACCACCGGGCTCAAGGCCGGCGACGTCGTCGCGGTCGCCCAGCTGCTCACCCCGCGCGACGGTGGGAACGATTATTGGTGGCGCACCTTCCGGGTCGTCACCAAGGTTCATTCCAGCCGGTTCGCGGCGCTGCTGATCCTCAAGCTGCACCCCGACATGGACAAGGACCTGCGGCTGGTCGACTTTGGTGAGAACCCGTCCAAGATGGTCATCACCCAGCTCCCCGAGCCCTTCCCGCAGGGCGTCGCGGCGCTCTACATGAAGGCGCTCCACAAGGGCTGGTTCAAACCCGGCGAGGACGCCTGACCCTTGACTTTGGCCAACTTCTGGCCTAGATTGTAACAATCAACAGCACGTTATGCTTTGATCTCTCCCACCCCAAGCGTCAGATCATCTGACGGTTATCAATGAAGGAATATCCCATGCAGATCGTCAACATGGACACCATGAAGGGTCTCATTCAGCAGGTCGCGATCAAGAAGCACCGCCCGCTGTTCCTGTGGGGCGCGTCGGGCATCGGCAAGTCCGAGGGCGTCGCCCAGGCAGCCGCGGAAGCCGACGGCATGCTGGTCGACATCCGGGTCAGCCAGTACGAGAGCATCGACTTCCGCGGCATCCCCGATGTGCAGGCAGGCTCGACCGTCTGGAATATGCCGGCCACCCTGCCCTTCAAGGGCAACACCCGCTTCGAGATGTTCGATCCGAACAAGCCGATCGTGCTGTTCCTCGACGAGATCAATCAGGGCGATCCGAGCGTCATGTCGGTCTGCTACCAGCTGACCAATGACGGGCGTATCGGCGAGCACGAGCTGCTCGACAACGTCGCCATCGTCGCCGCCGGCAACCGGGATCAGGATCGCGGCGCCACCAACCGCTGGCCCGCCCCGCTCGGCAACCGCGGCACGCACGCCGAGCTGGTCGCCGACATCAAGCGCTGGTCGAAGTGGGCAGGCAAGCCCGAGAGCAAGACGCCCGCCGAGCTGATCGGCTTCCTGAACTTCCGCAGCGAGCTGCTGCACACGTTCGATCCGGCCAAGCCGGTCAAGGCGTTCGCAACGCCGCGCTCGTGGTCGTTCGTCGCCGAGGATATGTTCGACACTACGATGTCGGAGGATGTGCGGATCGCTTCGATGTCGGGCTCGGTCGGCGAGGGCCCGGCGGTCGAGCTGACCGGCTTCCTCGACATCATGAAGTCGATCGTGCCGATCGAGGAGATCATCCGCAACCCCGAGGGCGTCAAGGTCGAGGAACGCATGGACCTGCAGTGGGCGATGGCCACCCACGTCGCCGGACACATGGACAAGACCAACGCCGACCAGCTCCACAAATTCCTGCGCCGGCAGGAGCCGGAGATGGTCGTGATGGCGTGGACCTTGGCGATCAACCGCGACGAGGACATCACCGACACCAACGCGTTCCTCACCGGCTACGCCACCGAGTACCGCTCGCTGTTCCAGAACTGATCGGCGCCGGGGCGGCTCCGGTCGTCCCAAACCGTCAGATCATCTGACGACTAGCTATAGGACATCGCCATGAACGCGATCACCACCAAGCACCCGAAATTGAGCAAGGCCAAAGCACGCCTGCTCATGGATCATCCGTTCTTCGCCACGCTGCTGATCCGCAGCGAGATACAGGTCACCCGCGAGCACAACGGCAGCCCGATCGACACCGCCGCCACCGACGGCGACAACATCTTCTTCAACCCCGACTTCCTCGACCAGCTGACGGTCGACGACACGATGTTCGTGCTGTGCCACGAGGTCGGGCATGACAGCCTGCTGCACTCGATCCGGCTCGGCGCGCGCAACCCCGAGGACTGGAACGGTGCGGCCGATCACGCGATCAACCTGATGCTGCTCGATCAGGGCATGAAGATGCCGAGCAAGGTGCCAGGGCTCGCCGATCCGAAGTACAAGGGCCTGTCGGCCGACCGCATCTACGACCAGCTCCGGCGCGAGAAGAAGCCCGGCGGTGGGAGCGGCAAGCCGGGCAAGCCGGGCAAGGGCGGCTCGCAGCCGGGCAACATGCTCGGCGGCGACGTGCTGCCGAACAAGGCCTCCACCCCCGAGGAAGCGGCCAAGGTCGAGCAGCGCGCCAAGCAGCGCGTCGCATCGGCTGCCAACATGGCACGCATGGCCGGCAAGCTCACCGGCGAGCTGGCCCGCATGGTCGACGACTGCCTCGAGACCAAGGTGCTCTGGACGGACGTGCTGCGCGATTACATGACCAAGGTCGTGAAGGCGCGCGACAACTGGACGCGTCGCAACCGCCGGTTCGACAAGTTCTACCTGCCCACCCGCTTGAGCAAGCAGATGGGGCCGATCGTGTTCATCCCCGATACGTCGGGCTCGATGTTCCACGGCGACGACCTCGAGAAAATCTGTTCGGAGATGGCGCATTGCGCCGATCAGACCCAGCCCGAGCACATCCTCGTCGTGTGGGCTGACGCCGCGGTCAAGGGCGAGCAGCGCTTCGCCCCGCAGGACTTCAGCTACGCGGCGCTCGAGCCCAAGGGTGGCGGCGGCACCGACATGCGCGTGCCGCTCAAGCACGTCGAGCAGTACGACCCCCAGGTCGTGGTGCTCTGCACCGATGGCTACACGCCGTGGCCGGATGTCGCGCCGCCCTATCCGGTGATCATCGTCAACACGACGCGCACGAAGTGCCCCGACTGGGCCGAGGTGATCGAGATATGAGGGCCGATTACGCGCTGTTCCTTGGCGATGGACAGCGCGTGCCCACCACCATGCTCGAGCAGCCGTGGTACGGCTGGGATTACGTTGAGCCCGGCACTGGCGTGGTCGATCAGGGCTGGCGTCCCCTGTTCATGGCCTGCCGCATGCGACGCGGGTGGCGTGTGTTCACGATCGACGTCGGTGTGCATTACGGCCGGGTCGGGCAGCTTCGGGTGCATGACTGGTGGAAGCCGGCCGGCACCGACGAGGTGAAGCGCTTTCCCACCATCGCCGCCGCCGAGATGTATTTGAGGATGACAGCGAAATGACCCAGCAGCTGCGTAACATCGAGGTCGGCATGCACTACCAGTGCTGCGGCTACATCGTTGAGGGAGGCGGGGTCACCCCTGCCCCCTTCGAGGGTTGGGCGACGTTCACCCAGATCGTGCAGCAGAAGCCCGACAAGGCCATGCTGGCGATCGGCCGGCGCGTGCCGCTGGTGCAGACCGGCGCGACTACCGTGTCGAGCGCGCCGGCACCCAAGGGGCTGTTCCTCGTCTGGGACCTGCGGCGGCTGCCCAAGACGACCGCCGACGACCTGCTCAACGCGCCGGCGCCGGTGCTGACCAACCCCACCGAGGACGGCGCGGTGATGCTCGCGCTGATCAAATATGGACAGCGCTGATCGCCCGCCCGAGTGGGACCTGCAGGAGCAGTGGGCCGCGGAACTGGGCTCGACGTTCGTGCAGGTGTGGTTCTACGAGCGCCGCCGGCGGCGCTTCCTGCTCGAGCCCCAGGTCGACGACGACGACACGTTCCTCGAGTGCTGCAGCGAGGCGATGCGCCGGATTGGCGCGAACCTCGCGCTGTGGGACGACGGGGAAATGTGGAATGTACTCGATCGCCGCACCGGCGACACCAAACGCTACCCCAGCAAGGAAGCTGCAGAAATGATCGCGATCCACCGTGGCTGACCCCGTCAGCTGCTCATTCTTCGACACGCTGTTCGGCGCGCAGATCAGTCAGGCCGACATCCTGCCCGCGACCGGGCTGGGTGGTATGGCTAACCAGCTGCGCACCGCAGCGCTCAACTTCGCAGCCGAGGGTGGCGCAACGCTGTTCGCCATCCCCGATCTGGTAATCAATAACGGCTCGTGGCTTGTGTTCGAGGTCGGGACTGGGCGGTTCGCCTATTTCCGCGCCAAGGCACCCAGCCGCGACGCCGCCGAGATGTGGATGATGCACCGTGGTGAAAAGCTCTGACGCCGACGACAAGATGGTCATCTTCCTGGCCCCCAACCAGCAGCTCGACATCCGCATGATGGACCGCTCGGGCGACGCGATCTGCAACGCCGCGCGCACGCTCAAGGCCACCCATTTCGTCTGCATCGACGGCTGGTCGATCGCCGAGGACGCACCGATCTGGGGCGTGTTCGAGATGCGCCGTGCCGACCCGAACGGCGGTGGGCCCGGCCGCTGGTCGATCCCTGACCCGATCAAGACCTATGTCGGCGCCGCGGCCGACGGCGCGATCATGTACGCGATCCACAAGTCGAGGAGTGCCGCGTGATGGCCAGCAAATATATCATCGTCGTCAAGGATGGCGTGATCAAACAGCACTCGATCACCCCGCCCCAGGCACCGCGCAAGCAGCTGGTCGCGTGGCTCGGCCGATGCGTCGAGGCGGCGCGGCGTGCGGGCGTCGATCGCTATGCGTTCCGGCATGCCGAGCGCTGGTACGTCTACGCCAAGCTCTCCTCCGGCGTGTGGGCCGCTGCGCGGTCGTTTCCCACCGAGGACGGTGCGGCGATGTGGCTCCTGCACCGGAGCGCGACATGATGGCGACCTATACGATCACCGCGATCGGTCCCAACCGGACGTTCGCATGCAAGGTGGCGGGAGCCCCGAACGACAGCCGGATCGCCAACTTCGCAGAGGCGAAGCACTGCCCGCTGGCGACGCGCTATTTCCCGAGCAAGAAGGGCTGGGTGCTGTTCGACCTGCGCACTGCGGTCAAGGTGAACATGGGCGTGCGCGGCCGGAACGTCGCCGTCTGGAAGGGCATCAAGCGCCACCCCAAACTGTTCACTACCGAGGACGCCGCGGTCATGTGGGCGATGCACAAGCTGCAGGCGAACAGTCAGCTGCCGCTTGATGGTTGACCTTCGATCCATTACGTCGTAGTATGTTATACGTTGAATAGGGAGATCACTGACATGAAGCTGTACCCCATCCCCGGAGGTCTCTGGGCCGGCACCGAGGCCGACTGGAAGAAGCAGATGAAGGCCCGCGGGCTCAACCCCAAGGACTTCGAGGCCAGTAAGACGCGCGAGGTGCCGGTCGCCAAGGCGGACCTGCTCGAGTGGCTGAACTTCTTCGCGGTCGATGTGTACCGCAACGGCGGCGCGGCCACTACGGTGCCGGAAGCTGCCGAGCCCCCGGTCGACGTCGGCGCGCTGCGCGCCCTGCATAACCCCACGGCAGCGCAGCAGGTCGCCCAGCAGCTGCAGGACCCCGGCGCCGACCGTGGGCCCCTCATGCTGCAGACCCTGTTCGACAACGCGCCGATCGGCGCGCAGCTGCAGCTCGCTACCGCGGCGATCGACAACGCGCTCACGCAGCTCGCGCCGCGCACCTAGTCCCATGTCACACTGCGCTATTGGTAGCGCAGTGTGGCACCCCAAAGCGTCAGATCATCTGACGGTTATCAGCACGAAGGAAACGACAATGTCCCACGCACTTATCGAACGCGCTATGGTCATGAACCTGTCGATCGGCATCTGGCAGGGCTACCGCCTCGACCGTGACGCATCGGCCAAGGTGACCACCGACGCCGGCGCCGCATCGGACGCCGCGCGCGTCAACAAGCACCTGATCCCGAAGGCGGCGCTCGCCCCGATCGTCACCGCGCAGAACGCGATCCGCGCGCACTTCTACACCAACACGCTGCCCTGGCGCGACAACGGCGATCGCCTGATGCCGCGCAAGATGTTCGAGACCTTCATCCCCAAGCACGAGCAGCTGGTGCAGGCGTTCAAGGACGAAGTCGAGCTGTTCCTCGCCGAGAAGTACCTCGCGGCGATCGAGCAGGCCGGGTTCCGCATGGGCGCGATGTTCAAGCGCGAGGACTATCCGCCGGCATCCGAGCTGCGCCGCAAGTTCTACGCTGACCTCGAGATCGACGCGATCACCACCGCCAACGATTTCCGGGTGCAGATCGATCAGGCCCACGTCGACAAGGTCAAGGCGGCGATGACCGCCAACGCCGAGGCGCGGCTGCAGACCGCCATGATCGATGTGTGGAAGCGCATGGCTGACGCGGTGGGCCACTTCCAGGCGAAGATGTCCGACCCCAAGGCGGTGTTCCGCGACTCGACGGTCAAGAATATCGGCGAGATGCTCGACCTGATCCCCGGCCTCAACGTGCTCGACGATCCGCAGATCGAGCAGGTGCGCGGCATGATCATGACGGCGATCGGCGGCAAGGAAGCCAAGGAAATCCGCGAGGACGCCGCGCTGCGCGGCCAGCTCGCCGGCGACGCCGCCAAGATCATGGACGTGATGGGCGGCTTCATGAAGGCATACGGGAGCAACACCTGATGCGGTACGTCAACGAGCGCCTCATGGAGGAGGCGCGTCGCCGCTACGAGAGCTTCGCGCTGCGTGACAACAAGCCGCTCGACAAAGCGTGGCTCGGGCTCGGTGCCCCGTCGGTCTACAAGCCGGCGGTGGAGGCCGGGCTCATGGCTCCGCTGCACGGCAAGGCCACGCCGCGGGTGCTCAACTGGTATCTGCTCACCGAGGCCGGGGTGAAGGCGTACCGGGAGATGTTCCCTGGCTCCGAGGAGGGCACCAGCCTCAAATACCGTGACGGGAGTTTGATCTGATGGCGCTCCTCATTACACGCATCAAAGCACACCCGCCGGTGGCGCACGGCTACAAGCGGGTGTACGAGCAGTGCAAGCAGTGCGAGCGGGTCTATTACCGCGATTTCGTGCCCTTCTCGCTGTCCAACCCCATCCTGATCGCGCCGTGCGGTCACAACGTCGGGCAGCGCTGGCACGATGCGATGCACAGGGTCGAGGATCAGCTGGGCATGCGGCTCATGCTCGATCAAATGCGGGAGGATGGCTGATGCCCTACGAGTGTCAGGCGGTGCTCAAAGTGCAGCGGCGCTACAAGGTGCCGATGGTGCAGAAGTGTCAGCAGATGGCGGCGCACGTCCACGGCGGCGTCTACCTCTGCGGCACACACTGGAACGTGCTGCACGATACGTCCACCAACGACGTGCTGAAGGCCGTCGTCGTCGTCCCCAAGCCGGAGATATGACCATGAAGAAGCTGACGATCAAGGACGGGTACTCGGTCCCGATCATCGCGACCGGGTCGGTCTACCTGACCGTCCAGACCCACGACGGTGAGTACGTGTTCACCGTCAACGTGCAGGTGGTCGGCGACACCCGCCAGGAGCAGGAGGAGTTCATCTGCGATGCGCGGATCAAGCTCGCCGGCTACCTCGACATGATCAATCACTCGCTCGATCTGATCAACGAGCACGACACGATCCTCGCCGGCCAGACGCAGCTCATGACCGAGCTGTTCGGCAAGATGAAGGCGCTGCGGGAGGTGCTGCCATGATCCGGCGTGACAACGTCGAGTACCACGAGGGGGTCGCCGCCGCTAAGGCGGGCAAGACGCTCGACCACAACAAATATACCGCCGGCGGTGAGCGCGCCGAGCGTTGGGCGCTGGGCTGGAAAGACACGCATGATCGCAATCGGCAGATGCTCACTCTCGATACCGTGATGGGGCCGCGGGAGATCGTCGCGCCCGGCGGTTCCTTCGACAAGACTGCCACCATTGCGTGGGCACGGCTGCTCACCGAAACCCGTAACAAGGACTTTAAGCGGCAGCGCGACAAGTTCATGTGTGAGGCAAAGATCGAGGTGCTTTCGATCGTGCTCGCTAACGCGGTCGGCATGGCCAGCTTTTACTGGGTGATGACCGCGCGCGAGATTGTAGCCGAGGAGCAAGCCTGATGGAAACCGGCCCCTGGTCGAGCGCCACCGAGCGCAAGACCACCTACGCGATCGCCGACGATCTGTCGGGGGTGATCCCCACCTCCGATGGCTTCGGCATCTTCACCACCGAGGGGGAGGCGCTGGCGTCGCTGATCCTGCGCCTCGAGAGCGACCTCACCGAGACGCGCGCCAGCATCGCCCGCGCCAAGCGCCGCCAGCGCGCACTGAAAAGGATCACCGCATAATGACCGACCGTCCCCGCAACGACCGGGTCCACCAGCCCCACCGCCCGCGCCCCAACGAGACGCCCCAGCAGGAGACCGATCGCGAGATGAAGGCCCGCCTGCGCCGGATCGAGACGCGGGTCACGACCATGATGGTGCGGCTGGGCATCGACACCGAGGCCCAGAAGCCGACGTTCGATCCCGGCTCCACCCGCATCGCCGGTGGGCGGGTCACGATCCCCAGCCCGCACAGCACGACCAAGGAAATCCTCGACGCCATCCCGGCCGGCTACGAGGGCGGGCCAGTCAACGTGTTCTTCGGCACCAAACGCGTTGCGATTATAACGAAAACGGGCGCGCTCTAAGGAACTTGTGCGCCGAGCTGACGTTGACCAAATCCTCCACGCATGCGACTAGCTGACAACGCGTGGAGGGTTAATTGGTGGCAGATAGTAGCATCGCGGTCGCGAGCATTGCGGCTACCGCTGCCGTCGTCGGCGGCGGGCTCTGGACATTTTTGAGCAACTGGCTAAACATCGGCCAGTCGTCGCGTAAGGACGCTCTCACCCGCCTAGACGGTGAGGTTTCCAAATTGAGCGAGGAGCTGTCGACTTGTGAAGCCCGTCATGGAGTTCTTGAAACCCGACTGCGCGCCGTCGAGCAACGCAACGGGTCGTATTTTGCCCTGTGGATCAAGGACCGACATCGCCGTCTTGTGTGGCTTAATGACAAGGCGTTCCTCACACTTTTCGCCCCTCTCGGCTATGCCCGCGACGAACTCGACGGAAAGACCTTCGCCGACCTACTCGATCCCGTCGCCGCGGCCGAGATCGAAAACCTAGACCGGGTCGCGCTCGCCCACCCAGGTGCGACGCAGTCGGTGCTGGTGCAGCTCCACCCTGATCTTCAGTTCATGGTCGTGATCAAGGTCGCGGCCATTGCCGAAAACGGTGACGTGCAGTACGAGGGCTGCGCGTATAGTCCTGGCGACCCCGACATTCGGGCAGCCAACGGCGTTCGGCGGCAGGTCGAGCAGCTGCGCCTGTCGGCGGACAACCTGATGCCAGGAGATTGACATGCCGGAACGCCAGCAGATCGCGGACGCCCTAGCAGCCAAGGCTCGGGAGGTCGCGTTCGGCGGCAAGCTCCTCGAGCCCGACGTGGTGCTGATCGACAAGCTGGCCGACTCGCTGTTCTCCCGCTTCCCTGCCGCCGCCGCTGCGCCGCTGCCTGATGTGGGCACCGCAACGCCCAACCCGCTGCTCACCGTGCGCGCCGCCCACGAGCTGGTGCATCACGAGGCGATCGTGCGCGAGATGTATTACGACAGCGCCAAGCCGCCGGTGGCCACCTGGGCGATCGGCATCACCGCCGCGTCGGGCCACAAGGTGCTGCAGTACAAGGACAACCCGCAGTCGATCGAGATGTGCCTGCGCATCTACATCTGGCTGCTCCGCCGGGTCTACATCCCCGAGGTGATGCGCGCGACCGCCGGCATGCACCTCACCGAGCAGCAGTTCGCCGCGCTCGTGTCGTTCCACTACAACACCGGCGCGATCCTCAAGACTGACCTGATCAAGCTGCTGCGCGCTGGCAATCCACAGGCCGCGCGCAAGTTCTGGACTAGCCACTATCTCAACGGCGGCGACCTGCAGAGCCGGCGCGACAAGGAAGCCCGGCTGTTCTTCGACGGCGTGTGGGACGGCGACGGGCGCACCGCCACCGTGCTCGGCGTCAAGAAGCCCAGCTACACGCCTGACTGGGGATCGGCGAAGAAGGTTGACATTGCGGCCGATCTGGTGCGGGCGCTCGCGGCATGAACGTGCTCGAGTACCTCGACCGGATCGGCGAGCGCCGCCTCGAGCGCATGCGGATCGCGCCGCCCCGGCCGCGCGACACCCGCATGCTGCTCGGCGCGCTGTTCTTCATCGGCTATTACAGCTTGGTGATCATGATCATGAAGGGTCGGGAGCTGGCGCCCGACAACGCCACGCTGGTCAAGGACGCCATGCTGGTGCTCGGCCCCGTCGTGGGCATGATCGCCCAGGCGCTGTTCCGCACCGATGTGCGCGACGAGATCGCCACCAACAATACCGGCGCGGCGTTCCGCGCGCTGGGGGATCAGGCCAAGGCCACTGTCGCCGCGGCTGCCACCACCCCACCCGACGCGTCCGTTGCGGCTGCCGCCGCGGAAGTCGCCGATGCCGCAACCATGCGCGCCGATCAGATCAGGGACGAGGTCCAGCCATGAAGCTTCCCACCACCATCGCTCGCGAGACCGTGCTCAAGGTGATCTTCTGGATCGCGGTCGGCGGGCTCGTGTTCGCCCTCGTGCTCATTGCCCAGTGCTCGATGAACGCCGACGTCAAGACCCAGGCGGACGTCAACAAGGGGCAGGCCGGCGCGGCGCAGCAGACCGGCAAGGATGCGGTCGAGCAGCTCGGCACTACGATGTCGAACGAAATGGTCGCCGACACCACCACGAAGGAAAACGATGATGAAATCCGCAAGGCTGCTGGCTCTGACACTGCTGTCGCTCCCGATGCTCGCGCTGCCGGCCTGCGGGCTCTTTGTCGGCGCGCGTCCTTCGCTGCAAACAATCCCGCCTGCGTGCAGCAAGTACGTCCCTGACAGCTGGCGGAAGGGCATCGCGTCGGCGAAGCTCGCCAACGGTGGGCTCGAGATGGGCGACTGGATCGCGTTCAGCGACGCGCAGACCGGGCAGCTCGACAAGTCCAACGGCCGGCTCTCCGACGCTCTGTCGATCATCGAGAAATGCGAGACGCGCGATGCGGCGGCGGTGGCCAAGGCGACACGGAAGAAAGTGTTGGGTATCTTCTGATCGTTGACTTTGGCCAACTATCCTCTAGGTTGGGGGCTCAACGCTAGGAGCCCCCACCGATGACCATCTCCCCCTTCACCCCACGCGAGCAGCTGGTCGCGCGGATCGAGGCGCTCGAGGCGCAGCTGCGCAAGGATCGCGACCAGTTCCTGTTCTACGGCCGGAACCATCGCGCCAAGGCGGCTGCTGGGCCCGAGGGTTCGAGCGCCTTTGTCGATGTCGCCGACACCCTTGCCAAGGCCGAGACCAACGAGCGCATGGCGATCGACATCGCGAACCTGCTCAACGACGCGAAACCGTCAGATGATCTGACGCCCAGCGCGGACGTCAGTTGACGAAACACAGCTATCTAACCTATGCGACGTTAGGCGTTGGTTAGGAGATAGTGATGACGGCGATGTTCGAGGTGCAAACGGGGGTCCCCCTGCCGGAGATCGACCGCTCGCCGAAAGGCTCGCGGCGCAAGTATCCGGTCGAGGGCATGGAGGTCGGCGCGATGTTTTTCGTGCCGAACCGCTCGTGCAAATCGGTGAGCGCGTATATCTCGCGGATCACCAAGGGCATCGCCGGCAAGTTCAGCGCACGCCACTGCTGGATGAAGCAGGCAAACGCATCGGCGCCGTGGGAGCTGTCCACCGAGGGCACTGACGGCGCAGTGGAAGGGACCGGAGTATGGCGACTGGAATAGCCAGCACAGCAGGCATCGACGGCGAGGTGTGGCGCCGGCTCAAAGCCAAGTTTCTGCACCAGCAGGCGGTCGCTGCACCGTCACTGCCCCGCGGCCCCGGCGATGTGCCGCTGACGCACATCCCCTGCGGCCTCGACGTCGACAAGCACCTGTCGGATGCGGCGATCTACGGCCTGTCCGCCGCACGCATCTACCGCGCGCCAGTCGAACCGCCGCTCAAAACATTCAGCAACGCCCAGTTGATCCACGAGATGCTCGAGCGCGGCTTCGCCGTGATGAAGCTCCCGTCGGACGGCGGGCCACCAGAGAGCATCCGCTAATGGGCCAGCCCACCGCTTCCGATCCTCTCGGGCAGCAGTCCGATCCCACCAGCATCGCCGACATGCTCGAGAGCGTGATCGACGCGCGGATCGCCCTGGCGACGCGCGGCCGGTCGAGCGCCCAGTTCAACGGCGTGCCGGACTTCCATCTGGTGCAGGAGCTGCTCGCTCGCGGCTGGGCCGTGTTCCGCCCGAGTGCAAACCAGTGAAGGGCCTGATCTGGGATGACGCCACGATCGCGCCGTTCGATCTCGAGGCGTCCGGCCGCAAGCCCGAGTTCGCCCTGCAGCCCTGGCGCGTTGGCCGCGGCGACGCATGGATCACCAGTGGCTCGATGCTGCGCGTCGACCCCGACAAGGGGTTCGTCAAGGTCCTAAGCCAGCTGTTCCCCACCAAGGACCAGCTCATGGTGGCGCTGCAGTGGGCGATCGACAACGACATCACCGTCTACGGCTGGAATATCGCCTACGACATCTCGATGCTGATGGCGCTGGGCCCCGACATCGCCGACCTGTGCATGCGCATCCGCTGGCTCGACGGCATGCTGATGGAGCGCCATTACGACATCGAGCCCGAATACGAGTTCCAGACCGCCAAGCACAAGAAGAAGTCCTATTCGCTGAAGGGCTACACCGATAGCTCCGGCGTCCTGAAGCCCGGCGCGATGCAGCGCTGGCTGCCGCATGTGCCGCTCCACAACACCGACGTCGATTTCCACAGCACCGACCCCAAGGACCTCGCGCGGCTGCAGAAATACAACGACGGCGACAACGTCTATGCGTTCGTCATCGGCAAGATGATCTGGGCCAAGCTCACCCAGCGCCAGCGGCAGGCGGTGCTGATCCAGGCGGCGTGTCTGCCGGTGGTGGCGCAGGGCAACCTGCTGGGTCTCGTGGTCGACCAGCTGACGGTCAAGCACCTGGGCGCCAAGCTCGATCTCGACGCGCAGGCCTATCTCGCGCAGCTCGCGCCGGACGGCATGACCGAGGAAGTCGTGCGGTCGCCGGCGAAGCTCGCCGAGCTGATGTTCGACAAATGGAACCTGCCGGTCCTGAAGGAAAACAAGTCGAAGGTCGAGGGCAAGGCGAACAGCAGATCAACTGACAAGGAAGTGCTGCATGAGCTGGCGTTCCTCGATCCGCGCGCCAAGCTGATCAAGAGCTATCGCGAGACCCTCAATGCGCGCGGCAAATTCGCCGACGGCATGCTCAACAGCGTCGCCTACAACGAGGACGGGCGCACGCACCCGGTCTCGCGGCTGTTCGGCACCTACACCGATCGCATGACCGTCGCCTCGAAGCAGGGGCGTGGGGTCAACGCGGTGCCGATCGGCTTCGCCCTGCACCAGATGAAGCGCGAGAAGGAATTTCGCGAGGGCATCACCGTCGAGGAGGGCTTCGACATCGTGGAGTTCGACGCGGCCGGGCAGGAGTTCCGGTGGATGGCGATCGCCAGCGGCGACGCCACGATGCTGTCGCTCTGCATGCCCGGCGAGGACCCCCACAGCTTCATGGGCGCGCAGATCGTGGCGATCGATTACCGGCAGCTGGTGCGCGATTTCCATGCCGGCAACAAGACGGCGAGCGACAACCGCTACCTGGGCAAGTTCGCCAACCTGTCGCTGCAGTACCGCACGTCGGCCAGGAAGCTGCGCAGCAAGGCGCGGGTGGACTATAACATCCCGCTCGAGATGCCGGCCGCGCACCGCATCCACGCCACCTATCAGGCGGCGTATCCCGGCGTGCCGAAATACTGGGCCCACCAGATCGCGCTGGTGAAGGGGCTCGGCTATGTCGAGACGTTCGGCGGCAACCGGATCAACGTCGTCGGCGACTGGAACGGCAGCTTCGGCTGGTCGATGGGGTCGACGGCGATCAACGCCCGCATCCAGGGCACCGGCGCGGATCAGAAGCACCTCGCCATCGCGGTGATCAAGGATTACCTCCGGCAGATCGGCGGGCGCTTCATGTTCGATCTGCACGACGGCCTCTATTTGGCGATCCCAAGTGGTATCCGACCAAAGGCAGTTGACGTAATGAAGCAAATGTTGGATAACCTACCTTATCAGGAGGCTTGGGGGTTCACACCCCCGGTCCCGATGCCGTGGGACTGCAAGGTCGGCAAGGCGTGGGGCCATCTCGTTGAACAGAAATTCGCATAGAGGAGCAGCAAATGCCGGCTTATTTTGAACACAAGCAGACGGGCAAGCGGTACACGATCGTGTCCACCGACGCCGACAAGGGCACGATGCGCCTCAAGGGCGAGCACGCCGAGTTCGACGAACCCAACAGCGACGAGCACTTCACCAACATGGGCTATGTGAAGCGCGAGGGCGATCCCGCCACCGACGCGCCGCTGGCTGGTGGTGCCGCTCCCAAGGCTCCCCCGCCCCCGCCCGCACCCGGAGCACCTGCTGATGCTGCACCTCCTCCCCCTCCTGCGCCGGCTGCTGGCACGCCGCCGCCGCCGCCTCCTCCTGCGGGAAGCACGCCGGGCGCTCCGCCACCGCCACCGGCACCCCCAGCTCCTCCGGCAGCTCCTGTGGCAGCACCGCCTCCGCCGCCGCCCGCACCAGCCGCTCCCGCTGCTGTTCCTCCCCCTCCACCGGCAGGCGCAGTACCGCCACCGCCCCCAGCTCCGACCACGCCGCCGCCTCCCCCTCCGCCGGCGGCGTGACACGGACCCGGCGACGCGGTATTGCCTCTCGGGTCGAGTACAGGGAGATCAGCAATGCCGTCGTCGCCGGGATACAAGCGGGATTACACCCAGGAATATAAGACCGCCAAAGCCCGCGGTGAGGTCGGCACCGGCTCGAACAGCGACAACGCCAAGCGCAAGAAACTGCGCCGCGCGCTCGAGAAGGACGGTCGGGTTCACAAGGGCGATGGCAAGGACGTCGATCACGTCAAGGCACTGTCGAAGGGCGGTGCCAACACCAAGGCAAATGCCCGCGTGCGATCGGCTTCCACCAACCGCAGCTTCCCGCGCAACAGCGACGGGTCAATGAAACGGAACAGCCCCAAATGATCCACGTCATGCACGACATCGAGACCCTGGCTAAGGTCTCGAACAAGCCGCTCCCCCTGTCGCTCGGCGCCGTGAAGTTCGACGGCGGGAAGATCATCGATCGCTTCCACATCCGGTTCGACACGACCGACGCCCAGCGCTTCGGGCTCGACATCGAAGCCGACACCGTCGAGTGGTGGATGCACATCGACCGCGCCGCGGCGCGCGCCCAGCTGCATGAGATGGGCACGATCGACCTGTTCGCCGGCCTCGACGGCTATTCCATGTGGATCAACCAGACGCCGGTCGACGAGCGCGGCAGCGCGTGGGGCAACGGCTCGAACTTCGACAACGCCAAGCTGAAGGGCATCTTCGACGCGGCGGGGGTGGAGTGGCCGTTCGGCTACAAGCAGGAGGAGTGCTATCGCACGATCCGCAACCGCTTCCCCGATGTGCCGTTCCTGCGCCAGGGCGTCCACCACGGCGCGCTCGACGATGCCGAGAGCCAAGCGGCGCATCTGATCATGATCAACATGCAGCACGGTCTCGGGCTGTAATGTCGCGCTGGGAAGCCCTGGTGGCGCACCGCAGCTGGTGTGGGAAGATGGGGCTGTTCACCTTCGCGCTCGCGATCGTGCTCTGCCTCGCCCAGCCGTGGCTGCCCACCAAGGTGCCGGTCGCGGTCGTGTTCGGGCTGCTCGGCTCGCAGATGCTCATGGCCCACCAGCTGCTCACCCAGCTCGCCGCCGCTCAAGCGCGGATCGACATGATCCGCATCGCACGCAGGGAAACGCCCGAATGAAGCCGCAACCCTGGTCGCACAGCGCGCTCGAGACGTTCGAGAATTGCCCGAAGCAGTATTATGAGACCAAGGTCGCCAAGCGCTGGCCCTATGTCGCCACCGAGGAGATGGCGTGGGGCAAGTCGGTCCATAAGAAGTTCGAGGAATATCTGCTCTATCAGGCGCCGCTCGGGGCGGACTTGGTCACCCACCAGGACTTCCTCGATCGGTTCCTGGCGCTACCGGGCGAGCTGGCGGGCGAGGAGCGCATCGCGCTCGATCGGCACCTCAACGCCTGCAACTATTTCGGCAACCCCGAAATCTGGTATCGCGGGCAGATCGATGCGCGCAAGCGCGACCTCGCCGGCGGGCGGACCCACATGCTCGATCACAAGACGGGCAAGGTGAAGTCGGACTTCACCCAGCTGAAGGGGTTCGCGATGTTCGAGTTCCTGACGCAGCCGCTGATCCACACGGTGACGGTCGAGTTCTACTGGACCCAGATCAAGGGTGCCAGCGGCGAGACCTACACCCGCGACATGCTGCCGAGCATGCTGCGCTTCTTCGCCGCCAAGCTAGGTCGCTACGCCGAGGCGTTCCTGACCGACACCTTCATCCCCAAGCAGTCGGGACTGTGCAACGGCTGGTGCCCGGTCACGACCTGCGAATTTTGGAAGCCGAAACGTGTCCGCACCTGACCACCGCAACGTCCGCACGATGACGTCCGCCAAGATCAGGGCCGAAAGCATGTTCAACAGCACACCCCTCGACGATCTGCTGCGGCCGGAAATCTGGCGCCGCAAGGTGCTCGCCTCCACCACGTTCGGCATCGAGCTCCGTGGGCTCTCGGTGATCCTCGAGGAGGACTGGGACAAGTCGGCCCAGCGGGTGCAGCGCGGCATGGGAACGTGCCATCCGCTGCTCGATGAATTTTTCGCCACGCGCTTCACTCCCATGTCGACCAGCTGGATACATCACCACCCCGAGCTGGATAAGGTCGCCGCTATGTTCGACCGCTACGTCCTGATCATGCGCGGCCATTTCGATTTTACCAAGCACCCATACGCGGATCGGCTCAAGCAGCGGACCTGAAGGGATCAACACGATGAAGATGCTCTCCGGGGTGCGCAAGGCATCCAAGGCGCTCGGCGACGACGTCACATTCTCCCGCTGGGTCGTGGTCCCCGGCAAGGTCGGCAAGCCTTCCTCACCCCGGCTGCCCGGCCTCGAGCTGGACGCGGTGCGCGAGGCCCGCACGAAGTTCCGCAAGTCGGTGGTGCCGGTGCTCGCAACTGACAACGTGCTGGTGAGCGGCCACAACAACATCAAGATCGGCCGCGACGTCCGCCAGGGCGCGTTCCGGGGATACTGGATTTACACGCTGTCGCTCGAGGAGCGCGCGACCTGCCCGAGCAGCTGCCACCACTGGCAGAACTGCTACGGCAACAACATGCCGTTCGCGACGCGGCGCTCCCACAAGGACCCCGCCACCCTGCAGCGCGCGATCGCCGACAACATCACGCGCCTGCTGGCCGTCCGTGGGCGTGTCGGCATCCTGATCCGGCTGCACGCGCTGGGCGACTTCTTCGACCCCGGCTACGTCGCGTTCTGGGACCAGATGCTGCTCGAGCACCCGCGCCTCGCGATCTTCGGCTACACCGCGTGGCTGCGCGGGACGGCGATCGGCGATGCGGTCGATCGGCTGGTTGACTCTCACCCCGATCGTGCCATGATCCGCTTCTCCAACGGCGGCTATTCGAGCCGCTCGACGGTGCCGATCATGGCCCAGGCGGACTGCCCGCCGGGCGCGTTCGTGTGCCCCGAGCAGACCGAGCAGTTCGAGGGTTGCGGCAAGTGCGGCGCATGCTGGTCGACGCTGAAGAACGTCGCCTTCCTGGCGCACTGACGTGGCGGTGGACTATGACAAGCGGGGGCGGGAGCTGATCAGTGCCTGCTTCATGTGGGCGAAGGCGAAGGGGTTGACGATCTGCGGGCCGGGGACGGGCATGGAGCGCACCTTCCTCGAGGTAGCGGTGCAGGATTATGCGGAGCTGAACCTCGGGTTCGCCAAGCTCAATCCCACACAGCGGCTCAAGATCGCCGGCTTGGCGCTCTGATGCTGCGGGACAATGGACGGTTCGCCGCGGTGACGCACCCTGCCGACCTCGAGCAGGCGCTGATCCGCTTCCGATCGATGTGCCGGTTCGAGCCGGAGACGGGGTGCGTTATATGGGTTGGGGGAACAACGTCAGGTCGCGGTCACCACGTCCGCTACGGGTCGTTCTGGTACAACGGCCGACGTTGGTTCGCCCATCGGTGGGCGGCGAAGTTTATTCGGGGCCTCACGATCGACGGCCTGCAGGTCGATCATGACTGCCCTCACATTCCAACGCCCAACACGCTGTGTGTTGAGCACGGCACGCCCCTCACGCTCGGACAGAACCGCGAGCTGCAGACCCTTCGAGCGTTCCAGGCCCGCAAGCGCGCGATCCATGTGCAGGTGGGCCTGCTCCCTTACCCCGATGGCTATGGGCCCACCGAGCCCACGCCGCCGGACCTGATCCCTTTCTTCAACCCGCCGGCGTGGCTCGGCATCCAAGGACCAGACAATGACCATGAACGTGCCGCCTGCCCTTTCTAAGAAGGGCCCGCTCGAGACCCCGATCGACGTCTCGCGGATCAAGAAGGAAGCCGGGGTCAAGGACCTGATCAAGCGCATCCTCAACCACTTCGGCTGGTTCACATGGATGCCGGCAGCCAATGGCTTCGGCCAGCAGGGTGTGTCGGATCACCTCGCGATCAAGTCGGGCGTGTTCCTGGCGGTCGAGGCGAAGTTCGGCACGCGCAAGCCGACGCCGGTGCAGAAGGGCTTTGCGGCGATGATCCTCGCCAACGACGCGTTCGCGTTCTGCGTCACCGAGCGCAACATCGACCACCTCGTCTGGTTCCTCGAGAGCTTCGAGGTCGCCACCCAGTGCCAGCTGAAGAACGAGCCGGTCCCCGAGGAGCACGGCGCGCGCATGCTCAACGCGATCGCCGCACTGACCGACGCTTACGCGATCGAGAAATGAGCGCCGTGCCGGTCGTGCATTTCAAGACGGTGGAGGGCACGGCCTGCCAGCAGCAGCGCGACCGGCGGTGGTCGAGCAAGCAGCTGACATCCACGAAAAACTGGGCAGGGGTGACCTGCGCCCACTGCCGCCGGAAGCAACCAAAATGAACATGCCCGTCCTAATCGATCCGCGCACCGAGAGCGTCGTGCTCAATGCTGCCGATCCGTGGGCATTGCGCGAGATGCTCTCGGCGCGCAGCAAGACGTTGATCCATGAGGCGTACAACTTCGCGGTGCAGCACACGCTCGAGAGCACCAAGATTCTGCGCAATCTCGGCTATGAAGTTCCGGCGCCGATCCGCTCGCAATACGCGTGGACCGGCAAGTACAAGCCATACGAACACCAGATCGAGATGGCCGAGTTCCTGACGATGCACCGCCGGTGCTTCAACCTGTCCGAGATGGGCACGATGAAAACCAACGCCTCGCTGTGGGCGGCGGACTGGCTGATGAAAACCGGCCGGGTGCGCAAGGCGCTGATCCTGGCGCCGCTGTCGACGCTCGAGAGCGTGTGGGCCAACGACATCTTCGACACGCTGCCCCACCGCACGACGGCGATCCTGCACGGCGAGAAGGCGAAGCGGCTGAAGTACCTGTCGATCGACGCGGACTTCTATGTGCTCAACCACGACGGGCTCAAGATCGCCGATGTGCTGCAGGCGGTGATGAAGCGCCCCGACATCGATCTGGTGATTGTCGACGAGGCGGGGATGTATCGCAACCCGCAGGCCGGCAAGTACAAATGCCTCGACAAGCTGGTCTCCTCGCGGCCGGACATGCGGCTCTGGCTGATGACGGGGACGCCGTGCCCGAACGCTCCCACCGATGCGTGGGGGCTCGCCAAGCTGGTCTCCCCGGAGCGGGTGCCGAAGTTCGCCGGCGCGTTCAAGAACGAAACGATGATGAAGGTCTCGAGCTTCCGCTGGGTGCCGCGCGTCGATGCGTTCGAGAAGGCCTATGCTGCCATGCAGCCGGCGATCCGGTTCAAGAAGAAGGACTGCATCGACCTGCCGCCGGTCACCACCCGCGACATGAGCGCCGCGCTGACGCCCGCGCAGGCGGCGACGGTGAAGCAGCTCAAGGACCACATGACAACGACTGGCTCGAACGGGGCCAAGATCACCGCGGCGAACGCGGCCGACCAGATCGGCAAGATGCGGCAGGTGCTGTGCGGCGCGCTGAAGGACCCGACGTCCGGCGTCTACTTCCCGATCCCGCACGCGCCGCGCCTGCAGGCGCTGATGGAAACGATCGATCAGGCGAGCGCCAAGGTGATCGTGATCGTGCCGTTCAAGGGCATCATCCGGGTGCTCGAGGCCGAGCTGAACAAGCACAACTACACGACGGCGGTGGTCAACGGCGACGTGCCGATGAACAAGCGCACGGCGATCTTCGAGGCGTTCAAGAAGCAGTCCGATCCGCGCGTCCTGCTCTGCCACCCGGCGGTCATGGCCCACGGCCTCAACCTGACCGAGGCGGACATGCTGATCTTCTACGCACCGATCTACTCGAACGACGAGGTCGAGCAGGTCAACGAGCGCTTCAACCGCGCCGGGCAGACGCGCAAGATGACGATCGTGCGGCTCGGTGCGCACCCGCTCGAGTGGGCGATCTACAAGATGACCGACACCAAGGCCCAGGGGCAGAACAGCATTCTCGAGCTGTACGAGATCGCCCGCAGCTGACCTTAATGCGAACGTCTCGCAGTTTGGCCAAAAGCGTTGACTTACTTGGCCAAACCGCTACAACGAAACATATCAATGGAAGGACAGCCTAGTGGCACCAGCTAACCTTGGTCGGGTCGTGCAGGCGTTTGACGCCATCCGCAACGCACGCCTGGAAAAACAGCGGAAGTGGGAAGCGGAGGAGGAAGCTCTAAAGGCCGACGAGGGCAAGCTCAAGCAGGTCATGCTCCACCTCCTCAACGTCAACGGCGCGCAGTCGATCAGGACCGATCACGGCACTGTCTACCGCACCGAGAAGATCAAGGCAGGCGCGGCCGACTGGGCTGCGATCTGGACTTGGATGCAGGCGAACGACGCGATGGACCTGCTCGAGCGCCGGCTCAAGACGACGTTCATCAAGGAATACATGGAGGCACATGACGGCGCGATCCCACCGGGCATCAATGTCCACCGTGAATACGAGGTCACCGTCCGGCGACCGAACACAGCAACGAAGGGAGTAGCAGATGGCGAAGGATAAACCCGCCCCCACGACCCTGCGCGAGTGGCGCCTCGAGCGCTCCGGCGGCGGCATGACCGCTTACGGAACGAACATCGACACCAACGAGCAGGACCGGATCACCAACATCTCTGTGGTGGTCCCGCCCGACAACCCGGTGCTCCACGAGGTCCATGCTCACGACAAGCACGGCACCGTCCACCGCCTGATCTTCGCATAAGAGGGAAATACCAATGTCCGATCTCGTACTCGCCGACCAGTGGGACCCGAACAGCAACGCACCGCTGCCGGCTCATATCGCCAATGCCCTGGGTGACCTGGGGACCAACATCACCGAGCGCGATCGCGTTCCGTCGCTCTCCTACGAGGGCAAGAACTGGACGATCGTCAAGGACGGCAACAAGACCAAGCTGCAGGCCGCGAACAGCGATGGCGACATCGTGCCGATCCCGGTGATGCGCACGGTCGTGCTCGAATACAACGCCAACCGCGGCCGGGCCTATTACGAGGGCACCTATGACCCGTCGAAGGCCGGCGCTCCGAAGTGCTGGTCGGCCGACGGCGTCGCCCCCGACACGACCGTGACCGAGAAGCAGTCGGCGCTGTGCAACGGCTGCCCGATGTCCATCAAGGGCTCGAAGGTCGCCGAAGGCCGCGAGATGGTCGCCTGCTCCTCGCACCGCATGATCGCGCTCGCCCCGGCGTTCGCGCTCAAAGAGGACCCGCTGCGCCTCAAGATCGCCGTCACCAGCGACTATGACAAGGAAGTCGTCGAGCACGGCTGGTTCGCGTTCAACCAGTACACCAACTACCTGAAGTCGCGCGGCATCTCGCACACGGCGCTGGTGGTGACCAAGATCAAGTTCGATCCGAACGTCGCCTATCCGAAGCTGCTGTTCGCGCTCGACCGGCTGCTCACCCCGGTGGAAATCGAGGACGTCAAGGGGCTGCTCGCCAACCCCAAGGTCAAGGACCTGCTGGCCGAGAAGTGGACCGCCGCTGGCAGCAACGGCACGCTGTCGAACGACAGCGACATCAAGCCGCACGGTCTCGAGGGCGCGTACCTCGACGGCTGGCAGGCCCACCCCGATGCCGCCGGCTACAGCTGGAAGGGCGCCGAAGTGCTGCTCAACGCCGACGTCGCCGCCAAGTATCCGGCACCCGTCGCGCCGCCCGCGCCGGTCGCGCCGCCGGCTGCTCCTGTCGAAGCTGCCGCTCCGCCGGTCCCGGCCGCGGCGATGGTGATCGACAACGACACCGGCACCCAGGTGGGCAAGCCGACCGATCCGGCGCACATCGCGCACGCCGGCACCGCGGCCGAAGTGTGGTGGAACGGCACGGACTGGGTGAAGCCCTGGATCGTTGAGAAGGCTGCCGAGCCGGCTGCTCCCCCGCCGCCGCCCGCGCCGCCGCCGGCACCCGAGCCCGAGGCTCCGCATGTCGTGGCAGCACGGCCTGCGCCGACCGACCCGACGCACATCGCCCACGCCGGCACCGCGGCTGAAGTGTGGTGGGACGGCACGGACTGGGTGAAGCCCTGGGTGACCGGCGCCGAAGTGGTTGCGGCTCCTCCTCCGCCGCCGCCCGCCGCACCGCCTGCTCCGGTCGCCCCGGAACCGGCACCGCACGACGCTCTGGCGGTCGCTGCCAGCGACGGCTGGGCGGTCCACCCCGACAGCCCGGCGCACTGGTTCAAGGGCACCGAGGTGCTGACGATCGCGGCGGTCGAGGCGCTCTATCCGGCAGGCGTCGGCCCGGCCGCGAGCCCGCCGGCGGCACCGGCGACGACCGGCACCGCAGCGGACATCCCCCCGGATGTCGCGGCCTTGCTGGCGCAGTGGGCGTAACAACCCGCAGGGAGGGCGGCGAGCGACTGGCTTGCCGCCCTTCCAATTCTGGATCATATTGACGCCCCCACCCGCTTGGCCGGGACGGGCGCAGCGGGGATCATCGGGTGATTAAATTACAGCGCGCTGGGGTTCGTTCATGACCCCCGGCAAATTCCTCCGCCTGATCTGGCCAACCACCGGCTTCTATTGCATCGCGCATCCGTTCACCCCGCCGGGTTCGAGCGTTACGGTCTACGCACACAAAGTGTTCGCGACGATCGGCGAAGCAGTCACTCACGTCGCAGAGCAACAGAACACCGCGGACACCTATTTCGCGATCCTGACCCTGCGCGATGAAAAGATTTGGGACCCCGACAAGGTAGATTACAAGACGCAGCAGAAGGGCGCGTGGGCCGTTCGGACCCAGCCGAACATGCTGGCGTCGAAGTGCATCTTCTTCGATCTCGACGTCGGCAGCGAGGCGATCAAGTACGCGACGCAGGCCGAAGCTCTGGCTGGACTGGTGAAGTTCATCGCCGACACTGGGCTGCCCATGCCCACTACAGTGTCGTCGGGCGGCGGCGTCCACGTCTATTGGCACTTCGACAACGAAGTCGCCGCGCTCGAGTGGCGCGACATCGCGTTCAACATGCGCCAGCTCGCCGAGACGCTGGGCCTGAAGATCGACCCCACCCGCACGATCGACACCAGCTCGGTGCTCCGCGTGCCGAGCACCTACAACTGGAAGGACCGGGCCAACCCCCGGCTCGTACAGGTCCTGCAGGAGGGCGTGGTCACCGCGGTCGCGACGTTCAAGCAGCTGGTCTCCGACGCGCTGATCAAGCACGGCGTCATCGCCCAGCACGCCCCGCTCAAGGCGGCGATGCAGCCGGCGATCGCCAACCCGTTCGGCGAGCAGCGGATCAACGACTTCGGCCCGCCGCCGACGTTTCAGGAGGTGGTGGCAGCGTGCCGCCAGATGGCCGAGATCGTGCGGTCGCAGGGCGAGCCCGGCCATCCGCACTACGGCCAGCTCGACAACACCGCGTGGTATCGTGGGATGCTCGGCGTCGTGACGCACGTCGAGGACGGCGACAACTGGGCGCGCAAGCTGACCGACCTCCACCCGCGCGACAACGCGGACATCGAAGCCAAGCTCCTGCAGCTGAAGCAGTTCGCCCCGGCGCGCTGCGAGACGCTGCGGCAGTTCATGCCCTGGAAGGAAACGCCGTGCCTGAAGTGCAAGTTCTACTCGGGCGGGGTGCAGGACCCGAGCGTGCCGAACCCGCTGGCGGCGACGCGCAAGAGCACCGTGGCACCGGCTCCTGGCAACGTGTCGCTGCCTCCACCTCCGCCGCCGGCTGGCGCTGGTTCACCGGCTGGGCCTTCGCTCCCCATGTCGCTCATGGCGCCGAACGCCAAGATCATGGCGGCGATGATCCCCAACCCCCCGAAGCCCTATGAGCGGCTGAAGGCGGGCGGGATCGCCGTCACCAAGGTGGACAAGGACGGCAACAGCTCGACCAACATCATCTACGCCCACGACCTCTATCCGCTGAAGCGGCTGGTCAACGGCGACACGCTGATGGAGCAGCAGGTGTGGCGCGCGACGCTCCCACGCTCGGGCGCCAAGGACTTCACGATCGACGCGGACGTGCTCTACGACGCGCGGAAGTTCAGCACCGCGATCGCCAATAATGGCATCTACCCCAACAAGGCGGACATCCCCGCACTGCAGGATTATATGGTCGCATACATCTCACAGCTTCAGCGCGATCTCGACGCCGACGCCCAGCTGGCGCACCTTGGCTGGACCGACGGCTATCGCCAGTTCGTGCTCCCCGACAAGGTCCTGTTCGAGGACGGCTCGGTCAAGAACAGCGCGCTGACCGACGGCGCGAAGCGCGCCACCCAGTTCATCAACAAGCGCGGCGACATGGCCACCCAGGTGGGCCTGCTCGGCTTCTACAACCACGCCGACTACATCCCGAACCAGTTCGTCATCCTCAACGCCCTGGCGTCGATCATCTTCTACGCCACCGGCAACCACGGCATCGTCGTCAACATGAGCGGCGACAGCGGCGCGTCCAAGTCGACCACCCTCTACACCGCGGCCGGGCTGTGGGGTGACCCCACCCTGTGGCCGATCAACGGCACCAACCGCGGCGCCACCGCCAACGCGCGCTCGCAGCGCATCGTCACGAACGCCAACCTGCCCACCCCGGTCGACGAGATCACCCATCTCCCGGCCAAGGAAGCGATCGACCTCGTGATGAACATCACCCAGCCGGGCCACCGCCTGCGCCTCGCGACGGACGGCAACGAGAAGGCGACCACCGACAATTACAAGTCGGCGATCATGATCGCGACCGCCAACAGCTCGCTGCATGCCCTGCTGTCGACCGACAACGCCGCCGGCACCGCGGGCTCGATGCGCGTGTTCGAGATGAAGTTCATGCCGCAGCGGGTCCACACCAAGGCGGAAGCCGACGAGTTCCTGCGCCAGATCAGGCTGCACTACGGCCATCTCGGCGAGGTGTTCGCCCAGGTGGTGGTGCGCAACCGCGTCGCGATCGAGCGCCGGGTGCAGACGGTCATGAAGGAAATCGACATCGCCGGCAGCATCCAGTCGAGCGAGCGCTTCTGGTCGGCCGACATCGCCGCCGCGCTGGTCGCCGGCGAGCTGGGCAACGCGCTGGGGATCATCCCATACGACGTTGCTGCAATCCGGCAGTGGGCGCTGGGCCAGCAAATTCCGTTCATGCGCGGCGTGGTCAAAGAGGAATACCGCGATCCGCTGGCGGTGCTGACCGACTACATCGCCGAGAAGCACGGCTCGATCGTCGTGATCGACCGGGCCACCTCGATCGGCACCAACACCACCGGGCAGCCCGCCGTCGCCAACGACAGCTACGCGGTCAACAGCCCCCACGGCAGCCTGCTCGGCCATTACGACATGCGCGCCGGCGTCATGTATCTGCTCAAGCAGGGGTTCAAGGATCACTGCAACCGGGTGGGCGGTTCCTCGAGCCGCATCCTCGACGAGCTGAACCAGCCCCGCAACGGGCCAGGAGCGGCGCAGGGGCCCATCATCGTCGACCGGGCGGTGCGTCGCACCCTGGGCGCCGGCACGACGCTGGCGAAGGGTCAGGCGTGGTGCTTCGCGGTGAACATGAACCACCCCGAGATGTCGGGCACCAAGCCAGTCGTCGCCGCGGCCGGCGGCACCCCCACCAGCGCGCCAGCTGGGCAACTGAAGGCAGTGCCATGAGCGAGCCCCAGCCGCACCCCTTCGAGCAGATGCCCACCGACCATGTGGGCTGGAACCGCAAGCATTTCGAGTATGCCGGGCACAACTATTCGCTGCTGGTGATCGACACGCTCAAGGCCGACCTGACGGGCAAGATGTCCTCCATGATCTCGATGCTCGACAGCGGCGTGATGAAGGGCCCCTGGAAGTCGCACCACCACCTGACGGTGCCCTGCCGCCTCACGGTCGACGCTGCGGTCAGGATCATCGATCAGATGTCCCATGTGTACCGTGACGGGACCTGGGAGGGCGCCGAAGAAGCGCGCGCGGCAGTGCGCAAGGCGATCGGCGCGGCGGCGTCATGAGCCATCCCTGCGCGATCCCTGGCTGCACGCGGCCGGCAAAGGACCACCAGCTCATGTGCTGGCCGCACTGGTGCCGGGTGCCCAAGGTGCTCAACCGGGCGATTTTCGCCGCCGCGCGCGACCTGCGCTCCGATCCGGCCGCGTACCGCAAGGTGCGCGACGAGGGGGTCGCCGCCGTGGTCGCCAAGGAAGCCGCCGGCGGGGCCACCGACACGGCGACCTGCATCGTGCCGAACTGCCGCAAGCGCGCGCCGGCAAGTGAGCTGTTCTGTGCCGCGCATCGGTAGCTGGATCGGCCGCGGCATGGAGGACGTGCCCGGCAAGCCGTTCGGGTGGGCGTACCACATGGAGCGGGACGAGATCAGGAAGCACGTCCATCGCAAGAACGACGGCACCCTGCGCGGCGCGCACCGCTTCATGCGCTCCCACCGGGGTATGGGCGTCGAGTTCCGGGTGACGGCGATCCAAGATCGCATCCACAAGTACCGGCCGACCCTGCGCGAGCGGCAGCTGAAGCTCGGCGTCAAGCAGCCACGTCCTACACCGCGTTTCACACAGGAGGAGCTTGCGCTGATCGCCGAAAGGTTCGAGGGTGCCAACGACCCGATCGGTCAATCGATCCACGCGAAAGCATCGAGCTATGAGCCTTGACGACCGCCTGCGCCCGCACCTAGCCACGCTGGCGTGCCGCGCCGCCACCCCGACCTCGATCCTCGCCCACTGCGTCGTCTATACCGGCTGGTGGGCTTCCGGCCGCGGCGCGCTGCCGCTGGCGATCGCCATGTCGCTCGAGGCGATCGTGCTGTCGCTGGTGATCATCGATAAGCAGAACGTGGACGCGGCCCAGGATCACGCGTGGCAGAAGCGCGTGTTCACCGAGCTGCTCGACAAGCTCCCCGACGCCCGCCCCACCGTCGCCGATTCGGACGCGGTTTAGCGGTAGCGCCGGGTGAACGTGTCGTCGGTCTCCACGACCGCCGGGCCCGCCGCCGGCAGCTGGAAGCCCTGGTAGCCGCCGGCGCCGAGCGTGCTGCCCAGCGCCGAGCCGATCAGCGAGCGATACGGGGTCAGCGCGGTGCGGGTGAGCACCTTGTTCTGCGTGGTGGTGAGCCCGGTCTCGGCGCCGATCTGCCCGATCTGCGCGCGCGCCAGCGGCTGCACGATGCTGGCCTGTTCGCCGAGCAGCCGGGTTTGCGCCCCCTGCTGGGCGATCTGCGCGGCGCTCTCGCCCGGCAGGAGCCCGGCGCGGGTGCGATCGAGGTTCGCGGCAGCCGCCCCCACCAGGGCGCCCGTATCGGCCTGACGCGACTGGGTCTGCGCCTGACTGGTGCCGGCGTCCGCCTGCTGCTGCAGCAGGGCGTATTTGCGGGCCAGGAAATAGTTCATGTCTACCGGCTGTGCCCGGTCGAGGATGCCTGCCATCGTCGTGTCCTTAGACGCTCGAGTTGTAGTTGTAGCTCGTGCTGTTGGAGGTGCTGTCGCTGGTGGAGTTGCTGCCGCTGTTCGATGCCGAGTTGCTGATACCATAGCTCTCGCTGCTGGAAACGCTACCCGAGAAGTTGACGGCGTTGAGCGCCGCGGCGCCGATCTGCGCGCTGACCTGGGCCCCCACCTTGGCGGCATCGAGCGCGAGCGAACGCGTGGTAATGTACAGCTCTGCGTTGGCCTTGGCCGCGGACACGCCGATCTCGGCGATGCGCTGGTTCTGGTCGAGCGTGGCCTGCCACTGCTTGGTCAGCACCTCGTTGTACGTGCCCGCCGCCTGCACCTGGGCGCGATACGCGTCCGCCACCACGCCGGCCGTCTTGGTGATCCCCTCCACGCGCGCGGACTCGCCGGCGACGGCTGCGCGGTAGCCGTCGTACTCGGCCGTCTTGGCGGCGATCAGGCCCTGGAACGCGGCGATCCGGCTCTCGATCTGCCGGGCGTTGGCGTTGACGCGCGCGGTGAACGCCTCGACCTGCGACTGGTAGACCTGCTGCTTGGTCTGCTCCGCCTGCACGGTGGCGCGGAACCCCTCCACGCCGGCGGTGTACGCGTTGACCTGGGCGGTATAGCCGCGGACCTGCTCGCCGAACACCATGACCTTGGTGCGCTCGATCTCCGCCTTCGCCTGGATGCCGGCGATCTGCGCCTTGTAGATTTCGACGCCCGACAGCGCCGCGTCAATCTGGGCGCGGTACTGGTCGACCAGCGCGCGGTTGATCGATGCCTTGGCCTCCTCGGCGGCGATCTCGGCGCGGTACGCATCGACCTTGGCGATCTCGGCGCGGATGCGTGCCTCGTAGACCTGCACCTTCCCCCGATAGGCGTCGGTCATCGCCTGGAACGCCTGCACCTTGGCGTTGTAGATTTGCACGCCGGCCTCGGTGGCATAGCGGGTGGCCTCGAACACGCGCTGCTCGACGGCGTTGGTATAATCCATGAGCCGGCTCTCGAGCTGCACGGCAGTGGTCAGCGCGTGCTTCACATTGTCCAGCTGCAGCTCGGCCGACTTGATCATCACCTCGCGGCTGTGCCCACGGTTGTTGGCGTCGCTCTCGGTGATGATCCGCGCGCGCGCGTCGAGGTAGATGCCCGGCGGTAGCGAGAAGCCGAGCCCCTCCATCTTGTCGAGGGCGAGGATGCTGTCCGCCGCGCTGCGCGCCTCGCGCTCCCGGCCGCGATCCCAGATGGCGTTCTCCACCTCCTGGGTCAGCCCGGTGCCGCCGGTGCGGATGCGGTCCTCGAGCGTCGACTTCAGGCCGGTCAGCAGGCCGGAGGTGTACTGCGCGCCGGGGGTGTATTCGCGGATCGATGGCTCGACGGCGGTCAGCACCGGGTCGGCCGCGTCGAACGTGGGCATGGTCATGCCGCCGAACTTGGTGACGTTCAGGGACAGCAGGTCCGGCACGCTCGGCAGGGTGATCGAGAGCGTGGGGTCCTCGAAGTCGAGGTTGACGCCCGGCGCGTCGGGGATCGTGCCCACGAACGGGGCAGGCGCGGTGCCGTAGCTGATCGTGGGCGGGTTGTCGTCGAACGGCGCGATCTGCAGGTCGCCTACCTCGAGCACGCCGGTGAACGCGGCGGGAAAGCCGGGCGCGACCCAGACCGGCTTGTCGAGCGTGGGGAGCGCGGGGATCGAGATGGCCGGGGCGCTGCCGCCGACCGGGAACACCGGCGTGATCACCGGCGCGACCAGCGAGAGCACCGAGCCCGTCAGGTTGGTCACGAAGCTGTCGACCGCCGCCATGCGGCTCTGCGCGTAGGCCACCATGCCGCCGGCCGTGCCGAGCAGCGACTGGGTCAGGCGCCCGGTCGTGTCGTTCGGAATGTAGCCAACGGTGCTCATGTGCGGAAACCCCTTCGCTCGCGGGATACGCTATCGCGCGTTATTGCTCAAGCCGGCACGATCTCGGCGGTCCCCGGCTCCACGCCGTCCTTCGACGGGGTCCACCGGATGGTCGCGATCTGCGTCAGCTCCTGGGCGCCGCCGGCATGCGCGGGTGCGCGCGGCACCGTGCGCGGCGGGGTCGCGGCCGGCGCGACGTCATCGACCGCCACCTCCTCCTCGAGCAGCTCGTCGAGCAGCTTGCCCATGCCGGGGACGCCGCGGCCGGTCAGCGCGAGCGGGCTGGCAGGCTCCTGGCCGCTGTCCGTCCAGCCGGGCGCGGCGGCGAAGCGCCAGTCGAGCGAGCGCGCATCGAGCGGCAGCTCCACCCCGATCGAGACGTCAGGGCTGCCGGTGCCGTCGCCCGGTGCCTTGAAGCGCTCGATCCGCCCCTGCCCCTGCGTCGTCACCCGTACCACCTGATAGGCGCCGTCGGCAAATTCCCGCGCGCGGATCATGAGCGTGACCCCGGTCTCGGTCTCGTATTCCATCGTCGGATCGTCGACCTCGAACGCCGAGCCCACGGCACCCGGTGGCGGGTTGTGCTGCTTGACGTTGGCGGACCCGACCCAGACCTCGATGTCGATCGCGGTGGGCGGGACGTTCTTGACCGCCGGGTCCTTCGGCCGCGCGACGAACCCCGCGCCATAGAAGCGCTTGCCGCCGGCCGCGTCCTCGAGCGCGATCTGGCGCTGTATCCCGACCTTCTCGCCGCCCAGCAGCGGGGTGAGCCGGCTGTCCTCGCCCGGCTCGACGGAGAGCGCCTCGTATGGCTTGTCGCCGGCGACACGCAGGGCAACGACTGGCAGCATGTCGAGATAGTCCCGCTTTTCACGGAAGTGCAGCTCGATGTCCTCGTAATAGGCGGGGGTGCCGGGCGAGAAGTCATGCCCCACGCCGGCCGTGCGCGCGACGCGGAACGTGTCGTACCACGCCACATATTCGCTGCCGCCGAAGATGTCGGTGCGGGTGTAGCCGCCGATCAGCACGCTGTAGGTGCCGCCATAGCCGGGATACTGCGCAGCCGTCGCGACATTCTCGGGGTTGTCGAACGCCAGCTGCATCGCCGCCTCGGCAGCCGCCTGACTGGGGAAGAAGCGCTCGCCGATCAGGCCCTGCGATCCTGGCACATATTGCGTCACGACATATTCGGAATAGTCGGCCGCGCCGGTCCCCTCGCGGAACGGCTCGACGTTGATCGTGTCGTCAGAGCCGTAGGGATAGGTGATGTCCTCGGGCGGCACCGCGGGGTGATATTTGGTGCTCTCCTCGATCCGGTAGATGTCGGCGACGTCGAACTTCTTGGGCGTGAACAGCACGTCGATCGCCAGCGCCGGCGACTGCGGCGGCTTGGTCTCGCTGGTCGTCTCGGTGGTGGTCGTCGTCGAGCGCGGGGCGACGCGGACGTAGACCGTCTCCTGGCCCTGGTTGTAGACGTAGCGCATCATCCCACCGTCCGGCAGCGACTGGTGCATGTGGGAGCCCGACTGCTCGCTGATCTGGCGAGCCTGCCGGGCCTTCGACTGGAACTGGGTGATCGCGGCGCGGTGCTGGTTGAACAGCGCCAGCGCCGCGGGGCTGCCGGGCTCTACGCCCTCGAGCACGACCTTGGTCGGGGTCTCGCCGGGCGGCGTGGTGAGGCGGCTATACACGCCGCTGCATGACGATCGGCACGAACTCGAGCGTGTCCAGATCGAAGTCCTGCCCGGCCGAGATCAGCTCGAAGGCGAAATAGCGCTCGCGCAGCCCCTTGCCCATGTGGACCTTGGTCGAGCGCATGTTGCGCGGGCTCGCGGCATAATCGTAGCGGTCGCCCTCCGCGGTGATGACCCGCAGGATGAAGTCGCCGTCCTTGCGCGTGGCGATGTAGGCGCCCTTCAGCCGCGACAGCAGCGTGCCGCCGAACTGCATGTAGCCGCTCTTGATCCGCGCGATGATGTCAGCGCCGTCGTCGTCGTCGCCCTGCAGCTCGAACAGCCCGGCGTCCGACGCGCCAAGATAGCGGTTGCCCATCCGCGCGAAGCTGTTGAACACGTAATCGTCGTATTCGGTGACCGCGCCGGTGCGCGTGTTCATCGCCCAGGTCGTGAAGCTGCCGTCCGGTGCGAGGTAGCCGGCCTCGATCGAGACCCCCTCCACCATCGTGGGCTGGAACAGCATGCGCAGCTCGAACTCGGGATCGAGGTGGACGCCGTCCTCGAGCGCGACGTGGAGCAGCAGCTGCGGGGTCAGCTCGGCGCCCACCTCGAGCGTCTCGTCGATGCCGGCGATCGCCAGCATGCGTGCCAGCAGCGCCTCGTCGAGCCCCAGCGCCTCGGTGACATCGGCGCCGAAGAAGTTGCCCAGCGCCGTCGCCAGCCGGAAGCCCTGCGCGATCGCCAGCCGGTACGTGCCGTTGCCCGCCAGCGCCGATGTCATGCCCAGCCGCTCGGTCAGCTGCATCGCCAGCTGCAGCGCCTGGGTCTGCCCGATCGAGACGCCGTCCACCACGGCGACCTGCCGCGCCTGATACAGCGCCGAGAGCACGGCGAACGCGTCCGAGAGGAGCACCTGCCCGATCTCGTTGGCGACCAGCAGCGGCCGGATGCGCAAACGCTCGCGGAGGATCACCCCGTAGAGGGCGTCCAGTCGCGGCGAGATGCGGATGGCGTCGATGCTGCGCGCGCTCTGCGCCCTGACCGACGTATCGATCAGGGCGAGCTTGAGCTGTTCAACCAGTACGTCGTCGTGGATCACTGCCGGCCCTTCCGGCGGTTAGACCGACGAAGCGTTGAAGGTGTAGGTGAGCAGCAGCTGATCGTCGTCGACCACCTGCTTGGGGCTGCCGAAGCGCGCGGCCGAGAGCAGGATGCCCGCAGTCGAGCTTTTGGCGCTGTTCGACACGAGGAACGCGCCGTAGATCGTCTTGGTCGCGTTCATCGTGAACGTCGCCTTGTTGGCGCTGTTCGTGATGCTCTGCGCCGACGCGGCTGCCTCGACATATTCCTGGCGCGTCGCCTCGTCGTAAGCCGTGCTCTCGGTGGAGGCGGCGGTGATCGTGGCGGCGGTGACGGTGGCGATCGGCGTGTAGTTCGCCTCGAACAGGCCCAGGAACCACGTTCCCACCTGCGAGCCCGAGTGGAACACCGTGTTGAGGATGTGGTCGAGACCCTCGTTGGTGACGATATTCGTCACGTCCTCGCGGTCGATCACCTCGCCCCCGCGGATGTGTTCGATGTGGAAGCGACCGCCCACCTGTAGCCCGTTATCCATGCTCAACCCCTTTGCGAAGCGCGGATGATTTCGGCATCCACATAATCACCAATCCGCGTGTTCGCGCTGGGCCCGCCAGCACTATTCACGGCAGCGAGGTAGCTGTTAGCACCTTGGTCCTCGCGATACAACGCCGCTGCGCTGGTGCCGGCCGGGAACAGCGTGCGATCCTGCGTCAGGTTATAGACCTCGCCGCTATCGAGCCCCAGACAGATGCCGCCCGTCGTCATGAACAGCGGGGCCTCGCCCTCGGGGATCGGCGCGCTGCGGGCGCGCGGGTGGGCTTTCGATACCGGCACCACCACCGAGCTGCCCTTGATCACGCCGGTGTTGGCGACGACGTTCTGGCGCAGGCCGTCTGACAGCGTGCCGGACAGGAACAGCAGCTGCGCGGTGGTGCCCACGTAGAGCCCGTCGCCCACGGCCCGCACCATCGTGATGTCGTGCTCGGTCTGGATGAAGTTCTTGGTCCGGTCGATCAGGTCGTAAAGATACAGCTCGGTCGCCCAGAGCACGCGGCCGGCGCCGAGATAGATGCGCCCCTTGTAGGTTTCCAGCTCGGTCGCGTGCGGCGGCGCGGTCAGGTTGCGGCCGGCGATCGGCCCGAGCGTGTCGGTCGGCGTCACGACCGGCGAGACCCAGATACCATTGGCGTCCTCGGACCCCCAGCGCTCGAGCACGTTGTTGACGATCTTGCCGCTGAAGCTGCGGCTCGAGCAGTAGATCGTGGACGCGACGGCGGTGTAGCTGATCGGATCGTCGCCGACCTCCGCCAGCCCGACGAAGCTGTAGTCGGGGAACAGGAAGCCCAGCGTGCCCTCGCGCACCACGAGCGTCCGGTCCTCGAGCGTGAACAGGCTGTGATGCCGCGTGGATTTGCGCCGCACGAACCCGCGCCGGCGGCGCAGCTGGCCCACATCGTCGAGGTCGACGTTCACCGCGGCCTCGAGATCGGTGATGGCAAGGCGCTCGGCCGAGACGGTGTTCTTGATGCCGTTGAACGTGCCGAGCACGATCGACTGGGGAAGCTCGGGGGGTGCGCTCGCCATTAGCGTTCCTTCAGGCGCAGCGGCCGGGTCCAATCGTCGATGCGGCCCTCGCTGCTGGTGATCCGGTTGGTGATCTGCACCACCTCGCCGGCCGCGCCGCCCCGCGCCCAGAACGTCGTGAAGCCGCCGTCGATCGACTCGTCGAACAGCTCGAGGGTCGCGCTCTCGAACAGGTAGATCGACGCGGTGATCGTCTCGCCGGACGACAGCCATGCAGACCAGTCGAACTGGAAATCCAGAACAGCGTTGGGGTCCTTCGATGTCCAGCTCATGTCAATCCCCCTAGCGCGTCCGTGCCGGAACTACCACGACCTTGGTGCGCGACGCAACGACCGCCACCCGGCCCGACGGCGGGTTCGGCAGCACGATCTCGACCTTGTCGCGCGCCGGCACTACCGTGACGCGATCGCCGGGCGCTTGGTGCCCCTGGTCGGCCATGACGCCCAGCGCGTTGCTCGTTGCCGCGCTGTAGCCGGCGAAGCGCCCCAGCGCCGTCATCACGCCGGCAGCCGTGCTCGATGCGACAGCGACGCCCCGCGCGCCGCCCAGCCCGGTCGATGCCCCCACCGCCGCGCTCGAGGCGCTGGCAATCCCGCGCGCCGCGCCGATCGCGGACATCCGGCCGATCGCCAGCGACAGAGCCGCGGCGGTGCCGATCGTATCCTTCCCGCCCGTCGCGCGGCCGATCGCCAGTGACGCGCCGATCGCGCGGCCCGCCGCCGGAGCCAGCGCGGCGCCGCGGCCGGTCACCGTGGAGGTCGCAGCAGCGCTGCCCGTCATGCCCTGGAACGCCACCCCCACGGCGATCGCGGTGGAGGTAGCGGCGGCGATCCCGCGGCCGGGGATCGCGATCAGGCTGTACGCCTGCGCGGTGCCGCGCGCCTGCCCGGTGCCGACGGCATTGCGGACGCGCGCGGCATAGCCGAACGCCACGCTGACAGCTTGCGCGACGCCCTGGCTGGCGAACACCGACTGCCCGCGCCCATACGCGATAGCTTCGCCGGACGCGCGGCCGACCGACGCAGTCGGGACATAGCTGCCTGCGCCGATCGCTGTCGCGGCAGCCGCGGCGGTGCCGATCGATCCCAGCGTGCCAGTGCCCCGGCCGGTCGCCGCACCGAGCGCGCCGGCGAAGCCGTTGATCCCGATGATGCCGGTCGCTGCGCCGCTCGATCCTGCGGCGCTGGTGCCTGCGGCGGTGCCCACCATCGCGAGCGTCCCGATCGCGCCGCCCGCGCCGGTCGCCGTCGAGGTCGCGCTGGCCGTGCCGGCTGCGGGGCGGAACGTATCAGGGACGGCAATCGCGGTGCCGAGTGCCGACGCGGTACCGATCACGCTGTTTATGCCGAGCGCGATCACGCGCCCGGTCGCTGTGGAGGTGGCTGCCGCCGCGCCCTGGCCCGACGTGGTCAGCCCCCGCTTGCGCGGGCCGTCACCGATCGGAGTGTCACTAAGCGGTCCAAAGCCGAGCATCGTCGTTCCTTTACCGACTGCGCGGCATCAGCCAGCCGACCGTTAGCCGAATTTCATAAACATGAGGTTGCTGTACAGCTCCTCCGACCCGTCCGATACCTGCACGCCCAGCCCGTCGCCACCGGAATAGGCCACCACGTAGTATATCTGCAATTCGATGATCGCCGGCTCGAGCAGCGTGAAGAAACCTTCGACATGGCAATTCATCTGAATTGTGTCCGATGGCCACGACATGATGTTCGCGCCGTCCACGATGGTGATGCCGTGCGTGATGTCCCGAAGTCTGGCCCTTGTCTGCTGCGTCCGGTAGCAGGACGTCAGGGCCGAGACCGAATAGTCGCCAGGGGGCAGCGTGATCTGGTTGCCTGCAAGCGACGCGCCGGGGATCGTGTTCGTCTTGATCGTGTTGATGTCGCGTGTGCGCCAGCCGCCCGGCGAGTTCGCCGAACCACCGCCTGTGCCGCTTGCCTTGCGATCTTGGAAATTGGCGTAGGTGATCCCCGTCCCACCGCCGCCGTTCGACCCTGCGATCCTGACGAGGACGCCGCCGCTGTCGTGGGCGGCATCCAGATCGGCCGATACAGCCGTGGGACTCGCCGATCCATTCTCGGTGAACAGCGTGAGCCGCCGCGGCGAGTTGGAGTTCGTCGTGCCGGCAGCCGTGGCCCGCTTTGTCGCGCCGGTGACGGGGAAGTCGAAATTGCTCTGTGCCAGCCCGAACATGCCGACGAGCAGGCTGTTGTCGCCGCCCGTACCGCTTAGGGTCAGCGGGTCGGCAGCGCTCTCCTGAAAGCTGGCCAGCACGGCAGGCAAGCCGTTGGCGTTCGCGATCTCGATGATGCCGACCTGCCCGCCGTTGGGGCCATACGAGAACGGCGTCTGCGCCGCGGTCTCGCCCGATCCGGCCACCTTGTACGCGACGAACAGGCCATCGCGCGCGACGCCATTGGTCGACAGGACCATCGCATAGCCATTGGACACGCCAGGGTTCGCGTTCCAGTGGAGCCCCATAGCGATCAGGAGGTTGCCTGCCGTGGGGGCGAACGGCAAGGTCACCGTGCCGCTGGCGTTCGCTACGATCGCTGCGCTCTGAACATGCGTCGGCGTGACCGCCACCGCCGCGCCGCCCGCGTCGATCCAGTCGACATCCCCGTCATCCGCCGAGACCTTGCCGAGCACCTGTCCGGCGTCGCCGCCGGGCGGGAGCGCCGCGCCGCCGCTCGTCAGCGCCTCGATGGTGGACGCGCCGAGCGTGTTATAGACCTGCGTGAGCCCGACAGGGAAATTGACCGCGGCGTTGCCGTTCGACGACGCGATCACCGTGGTGCGCGTCAGCGTGTTGGCCGAGCTGTAGACACCGACGCCGGTCTCCCAGTTGGCGGTGGGGCGCCCGTCACCATCGACGCCCTGGATCGTGTAATCGACCTGATCGCCGACCGTGAACGCGCTGGAAAAGCGCCGATACCCCTGCACCGCGCCGGTGAGCGCAAAGGGGCCAGTTCCACTGCTCGTGCTGGCCTCGAGCACGCGATCCGCAAAAACCTTAGCCACGCGCGCTTCTCCCAAACAACGCCTTCAGCGTGCGATCCCGCGCCTCGCCCATCCGCGCGCGCACGAACGGCACTGCCGTCTCGCTATTGGCGTAGCAGTCCTCGACCGCGTCCGACATGGATTTCTGCAGCTCGGCGGCAGCCGGCGCCAGGATGCTCGACTTGAACGACACTGCGATGCCCACCGCCTCGACGATCTTGGGGAGCATGTCACCCGGCAGCTGCGACGGCAGCCCGCGCTCGGTGAGCCAGCGGTGGGAGTAGAGCTGGGCCGAGACCGGGATGCTGCGCGTCGCGGTGCGCGCCATGTGCATCGTGATCTCGGCGTCCTCGAGCGACTTGGGCTGCGGCAGGTGAGGAGCAACCCGCCCCCACGCCCGCCACAGCCCGCCTGCATCGCCGTCCTCGAGCAGCTGCCGGAACTCGGCGGTGCCCTGCATCAGTCGAGCGTGAGCGTCGTTGCCGTGGTGAGGCGCGGCGTCACGCCGTTACCTGCCACGACGTTGGGCGTTACCACGCCGCTCATGTGGATCGCCGCGGCGCCGCCGCCCGTCTTGCCGGTCGAGAAGTGCGTGATCGTGCCCGCGCCGCCGGTGCCTGCCGGGAAGTCGACGTTCGCCGCCGGCGAGACCGAGTTGTTGGTGACCGTCCAGCCGACGTTCGTGCGCGCGACGCTGACGCGGGCGTAGCTGGTGTACGCGACCTCGCTGGTCGACATCGTGCCGGACTCGCCGGGATCGGCCGTGTGCAGCGCGACGGCGATATTTGCCTGGGGCGCAGCCGCGGCATTGTCCGCCATGTTGGCCCATGCAGTGGCGTTGAAGATCAACGCGAGAATGGCGTTTTCTGCCGTGTCCGAAAAAGACATGCCCCAAGCTCCCTATCAGTATCCGAAGTTGGCATAGCCCGTAAGGGCGCGGCCGGCAATGTCCTTCGCCTTGACCCCCAGCGGCGTGCTCGTTGCGCGCGCCGTCGCGGTCGTCGTCGCCTGCCGCTTCAGCGCGCCCGGCACGCTCGGCAGCACGGCGAAGGCCGGGTTGTCCTGATCGAACTTCTGCGCGTCCGCCACCAGCTCGCGGGCGCGCTCGGTGTCGCCGGTGCGCAGCGCCTTGACGATCCCCGACCGCAGGACGTTCGCCTCGCGCGTGATGACCACCCGGCGGCTCGCCTGATCGCCGCGCGCCTCGCTGTATTCCGCCTTCTCGGACGGGTTGAAGCCAAGCAGCTGCCACAGGATCGAGCTGGCCTTGGGCGTGATCGGCAGCTTGGTGCCCTTGGTGTCGACATAGCCCTGGGTCGTCATGCGGTACGCCTCGGTGGGACCCTTGAACGCGACCGGCAGGAACGCCTTCATGCCCCCCACGACATCGCCGCGGCCGAACGCTTCCCCGCCATCGGCGAGGTTGAGCAGCATGTCCGGCGATGCGCCGGCGCTGCGCCCGAGCGTGGCCTGCACCGCTTCGCGCCACGAGCGCTTGTCGCCCAGCAGCTGCGAAAAGGGCAGCAGATCGGCCTCGCCCACGCGGCTCGAGATGTCGAAGCCGGCGGCGCGCGGCAGCCCGCGAGCGACCACCTCGGCGACATCCTTGCCCAGGACGTCCGCCAGGAAGCCGCGCCAGCTGGCCGTCGCGTCATAGGGATCGTCGTCGTTGTCGGCCGTGTCGACCAGCTTACCGATCGCCGTCGCGAACACCGACGCGAAGGGCAGCCCCAGCGTGCCGGCGAGCCCGGTGATCGCGGTCAGGTGCCCGAGCAGATAGGTGCGGCTCTCCTGCCGGCGCTGCGTCGCGCTCTCGGTGCTCTCCCCGGCGCGCGGCGCGGCGATCGCGTTGCCGACCTCGGAAAACAGCTTCTCGGTCATCTGCGCCGAATAGGTCATGAACTGGGTCAGCAGCGGCGTCACCGGGCCGGCGAAGCCCTGCTTGCCCATCTGGCGCGCGGTATTCCAGCTCTGATAGTCGAACATCGAGTTGGACACGACATTCTGGGCGTATTTGGCGCTCTCCTGCACGTTTTCCCCACCGTGCAGATCGGCAGCCGCCAGCGACGTGATCAGGCGGCTGGCGGTCTCCGTGTACATGCCGATCGCCGACGCGTACTTCAGCGCGACGTCGGTGCCCTTGCGCAGCTTGCCGCCGCCGCCGTTGTTGCGCGCGACCGCCTCGAGCGCGAACGCCGACGCGCCGATGTCGAGCGAGCCGGTGGCGATCATGTGGCGCAGGAACCCGGTCTCGCGCGGCGACAGCCCTGCCTTGGTCAGCACGTTTTCGGTCAGCGTGATGTCGGCGGCGTGCTTCCACCCCTGCGCGCGGGCCTCCGATGCGGCTGCCTTCAGGATCGCAAACGCCTTGGGCGTCGCCCGGCGGACGGCATGGAACGACTTGGCATAGCCGTTCTTCTTCGCCAGCTCGGGGATGCCGTTGGTGCCGACCTGCATCAGCTGGATCATGCCGTAGGCGGGCGAGAAGCCCAGGAAATAGGCGTGGCCGAACGCGCGCAGCCGGTCGAACCCGGTGGCGTTTTCGTTGAGCGGGTTGCGCGCCTCGCGCTTCTTGATCTCGGTCAGCAGGTCAGCCGCCAGATAGGCGTCCTGATCGTTGCCGGCGACGCGCGCCTCGGCGACCTGGGCCCGCATCTCCATGTGTGAGTTGGTCAGCTTGGCAGCCTGCGACATGCCGGCGATCGCGTTCGAGCCCACGTTCCAGCGGTGGGCGAAGTTGCGCGTCATGTCGGGGTCGAAGCCGGGGATCGTGTAACGCGCTGTCAGGACCTTGCTCACCGAGCTGTCCGGCATGCTGGCGATCCACGTATCGCGCGCGATCTGCACCGCGGTGTCGCGCTGTGCGGCGAGCGCCGACTTCTCGGCCTGGGTCATCTCGGGCTCGGGCACATAGCGCGGATCGTTTTCGATCGCCTGGATGTAGCTGCGCACATAGCTCGGCATGCTGTCGCCGGTGCCGAAGTTGTCCGCGCGCTCACGCGGCCCGGCCTCGATCTTGCTGTCGGCGTCGAGCCAGCCCTGCTGCTTGAGCCCGAGCATGAGCTGCTCGAAGGCGCGGGTCTGCTGCACCGTCTCGAAGCGGATCGAGAGCTTCGGCCGGCGGTTGTCCGCCGAAATCTCGGCGTTGCGGAAGCCGGCAGCCTCGAGCGCCTCGGCGACGTGCCGCTGCGCGACCGGGTCTACTGTGCCATCGTCGAGCTTGCGGATCGTCGCCGCCCCGTAATTGTCGCCGAAGCGGCCGAGATGGAAATACGGCGCGCGCGCCATGCCCTTCAGCGACTCATAGGTCGCCGCGATCTTCGCCTCGATCGGCGCGATGTGCTGCAGGAGCCCGCGCTGCTCGCTCGGCGTGCCCACCTCGGCCTCGCCCTTCTTCTGGTTGACGAACGCGGTGATCGCCTTGAGCTGGTCCTGCACTGCGCCCTGCCAGTAAGCGTGCGTCTCCTCGGCGGTCGACAGGTTCGGCAGCGTCATGAACACGTCGGCCGGGTTGACGCTGGCGCCCTCGACGCCGAGCGCGAACTCGCGATCGACCGCAACAATGTGGTGCAGCTCGGTCGCCATGCGGGCGTAATTGAGCGTCTCGTTGCGCCGGCGGAACTCGTTGAACATCTTGATCCCCGCGCCGTCGCCGCGCGAGAGATCGTTCTTCATCTTGACCAGCTCGCCGTGCAGCCGCTTCAGCGCCGGCAGGTTCGGATCATCCTTCAGGTGCTCGTGATCGTCGAACGCCTTGTCGGGGTCGAGCTGGAACTGGGTGGTCGACAGCATGAGCTGGTTGACCATGTTCGCCGCCTTCGGGTTCGCGCGCTCGAGCTGCTCGAAGTTCTGCACCGCCTGGGCGCCCATCGTGGCCATGCGCCCGCGCACAGCGTCCTGCTGGCGCTGGGCGTTCGAGTTGTCGACCATCGCCGGCAGGATGTTGCCGAACGCGCGATCGAGGTCGTTGCGGCTGCGCCAGCCGAGCAGCACGCGGCGCACGCCCACGGCCTTGTCGGCGAGGTTGATCCCCGTCGCCGCGCGCTCCGCCAGATCGGCAGCCGCGATCGTGGCGGTGTTGGCGTCCATGACCGAGCGCGCGCCGGAGCCCGACGCCGCGGGGGCCTCGAGCGTGGCGGTCGCGTCGGCGTCGGGATCGTTGCGGGCATAGGCCGGGGCCAGCTCGCGCGCATCGAGCGCCAGGACCTGCTCGGACACGCGCAGCAGCTCGGTGAGCGCGGTGTCCTGCTTCGGGTCGAGCCCCAGCAGATTGCGCATCACCTCGACGAAACGGCTGAACACCGACTGCTTCGGCTTGTACGCGATCGTCTGCAGGTAGCGCTGCATCTCGGGGTTCGTCAGCCCCCACGCCAGCACCTCGTCGACATTGGCGAGCGAGTTGGTCTGGCGCTCGTAATACTGCTGCTCGAACGCCGACAGGTTGCCGGCCGCGGCGCGCGCGTTGAAGTGCTGCACGATCGCGTTGCGCAGATCGGTCATGTCCTTGCGTGCCTGACCGAGCTTGGTGTCCGCGCTCCGCACGAACTGCCCCTCATTCATGACGCGCATGGTCACCGCGTGGAGCATCTCGTGCGCCACCAGCTGGTAGTTGACGCCCTGGCTCTCACCCATCGCCGTGCCCTTGACGTAGACCGTCGTCGTGTTCGGGTCATAGCGGAACACCGTCAGCGCCTTCACGCCGGGGTTGTTGAGCCGGATCGGCACGGAGTCGCCCGGCCGCACGACCTTGAACTCGAAGCGGTGCCCGTTCGCCTCGATCTGCTTCGCCAGCGCCATGACGCGGGTCATGACCTCGCGGGTCGCCGGGCTGGGTGCGTTGGCCGCGACGAAATCGCCGGCCTCGGCGAAGCTCTTGCCGTCGAGCCCGGCCTCGAGCGCGGGATCGGCATGGCCGAACACGCCGAGCGCCTGGGCCTCGGTGACCTCCTGCGACTGCTTGCCCCGCCAGAAATCCTTGCGGTACTGCGCAGCGCGGCGGTCATCCATGCCGCGCCCGGCCGCGAAGCCGTCGCGCGTCGTCGGCAGGTCCATCTTGAGCAGGCGCTCGAGCACGCTGGTGTCGTAAGCGGCGTGGGCGATCCCGCCGAACTTCGACATGAGCAGCGCCACGCGGCTGACCTCGCCGGCGTCGAGCATCTCGTGGAACTTGGCTGCGCGCGCCGCCGTGATCCCACCGTCCTCGAGCGTCTGATCGATCAGGTTGCGCAGCTCGTATGCGCGCACGGCCTCGGCGTTCCGGCGGCGGCTCTCCGTCTTGGTCGGCCCGCGCTCGGGGGTGTTCATCTCGCGGAAGATCGGCTGCCCGCGCACCGGCAGGGGCGAGAGCACGCGCTCGGGGCTCGGGGTCTGGCGGAACAGCGTCTTGCCGCCCTGCGCGTCCGCGAGCGCCTGCCCGACCTCCGCCGCCGGCGCACCGTCGCGGATCATGCGGCGGAGCATCGAGACGTCGGTGTCCTTGACGTTCGACAGGTCGACCGTGTCGAGCAGGGAGTTGAGCCCCTGCTGCTGAATTTGCCCTGGCGACAGCTCGGTGCGCGCGACCGATGCGCGGTCCACAGCCACGCCGGTGCGGCGCGCGTCGATCCGTGCCTGCGCTGCCTGCGCGCCGGCGCCGTTAGCGGTCGTCTCATTCTCGACGACGTTGCGCGCCCACGCCTTGCCGGCGGCATGCGCGGCGAGGTCCTCGAAGCTGGTGTATGTCGCGGCGGGTCCGCCGATCTGCTCGTTGACGCCCGCCTGGAACGCAGCGGTCCCGGCAGCGGCATAGCCCTGCTCGACAGCGGCCTGCTGCACATCGGCCGCGCCCTCGGGGGTGCGCAGGAACGTCGCGCGGCCGAGCGGCGTGATGTCCATCGCGTCGTTGTCGGTGACCAGCCCCATCGTGCGCGCGAGCTTTTCGTTCTGCGACACAGCCGCGTTCGAGGTGTCGGTCGCGATCGCGCGGAACACCGTCGCCTGGGCCTGTTGCAGGTTGGCGGGCGTGAACGCCAGCGCGGCGCCGGAGCGGTTGCGCGTGATCCCCGCGGCCTTCTTCAGCTCCTCCCACTGCTGGGCGAACGCCGGATCGTTGGCTGCCGGCGCGGTCTCCACGACGTCGGGTGCGACCGCTTCTGTCGTGCTCGTGGCGACCGGGACCGGCGCGGGCGCGACCGGCGCGGAGGGCGCCGCGGCCTCCGCCTGAAGCGCGGTGAGGCGCTCCTGCTCGATCGTGTTGGACTTCGCCGTCGGCTCGAGCGCGTCGTCGAGCAGGCCCAGCCGCTGTGCCAGCTTGGTGACATTCGAGGCGGTGTTCTGGTTCACGAACACCTCGTCGTAGACCTTGGTCACCAGCTCCTGCGGGCTCGTCGCGGTGAGCTTCTGGGTGAAGCTGCCGCGGATGCCGTCCTTCAGCTCGGTCAGGCGCTGCTGGAAATCGCCGGTCGGCGCGATGTCGCCGGCGGCTTCCTGATAGCGCGTGGCGATCTCCTCGTCGGCAGCCGCCTTGACCTCGGGCGACGCGTCCTTGGCCTTCGAGGCTGCCTGCAGCTCGGCGAGGGGATCGTCGTTGAACAGGCGCAGCGCGGGCGCCGCGACCGGGGTCGCCAGATCGCCGCCGGGGACCATGCCCTGCTGCGCCGCGGCGATCGCCGTCGGGCTCGCGCCAGTGAGGTCCAGACGCGGCTGTGCGCCGGCGAAGGGCACGCCGGCGGGCACGGCGCCCCGGAGCGCGGCCTCGGCCTCGGGGCTGACCTGGGTGCCGATCGCGGGCAGGTCCACCGGCGACAGGTTGTCGGTGAAGCGCTGACCCAGCTCGAGCTGCGTCTCCGGCGGGACCGTGGACAGCGCGGGGTCGAGCCCCAGCTGCGGGAGCGCCGACGCCGGGGTCTCCACGACGGGCTGGTCTTGGAACGGCAGCGCGGGCTGCTGCTCGGTGGCGGTGCCGCCGGTGAGATCGAGGCTCGGCTGGAAGCCCTCCTGATCCTGCGGGGTAAGCTGCAGCTCGTTGCCACGCGCTGCGGACCCGGCGAGCGCGGCGTCGACATGCGCCATGATGTCGTCGGTCGTGACGTCGGCCGCGGGCTTGACGTTGACCGCCGTGCGCCGGAAGCCGCCGCCTGCGCCGAGCACGCCGCCGACCGCGAAGGCGGTGACCGCTGCGTTGACATATTCGCCGGCGGCATCGGCGCTCGAGACGTCGAGCCCGGCGGCATAGCGCTCGCCGACCTGCTGCCCTGCTTCCGTCACGGCCTCGACCCCGCCGGCCTTCAGGACCGACTTGGCGGTGCGCGCGAGGAAGCCGCCGGTCTGCTTGGCGGCGAGCCCGCCGATCAGGCCCCCGATGCCGGGCAGGTAGCGATCCACGAGGATGTCCGACGCTGCCTGGGGGACGGCGACGGCCAGCGCGCGCTCGGCGGCGTCCTGCGACAGCGAGCCCGTTTCCTGCACCGCGCGATCGACGTTGGCAGCCGAGAATTGGGGCACGCCGCCCGCGATCGCACCCGCGACAGCACCGGGAGCACCGCCGACGAGGGCACCGCCCACGCCGCCGACAACCCCGCCGACCATGTACGGCAGCGAGGCAGCGAGGTTTTCACCGACGAAACGGCTGATACCGACCCGACCGGAGGTCAGATCGTCGACATTGGCGGGCGCGGCCTGGGCGGCTGCCGCGGCGCTGCTGCGCAAGCCCTGCTGGTAGAACGCCTCGTCTGGCGCGGTGAGCGTGCCGGTGAGCTTCTGTGCCTGATACGGCAGGCCGTAGCGCACCTGCCCGATCGCGCCCTGCGCGGCGGCGCCGAGCACGGCACCGAGACCGGGGCGTTCCGGCGCGGCCGGGGCAGCACTGCGCGCGAGCGCGGCGACGACATCGTCACCGACTTCGACGTTACCGATCTTGGGCATTATTCAGGCTCCTGCAGGCCCTGCAGCGCAAGCCCCGACATATTCGCACCGGCCAGCGTCGCCAGATAGTTGGCGTATTTCGAGGTCGCGTTGGCGATCGCGGTGTCCTGCGCGGGACCGGGCGCGATCTTGGTGGCTGCCGCGAGGTCCGCCTTGTACGTGGCGTCGACCGCCGATGCGGCTGCACCGACGACCTTGTCCTTGCTGGTCTGGCCCTGCTTCACCGTCGCCGGGATCAGCTCGCCGAGCCCCTTGATCTCGTTGAAGGTGGCCCCGCCCTGCAGCGCCTGCGCGATGGTCTGGCTAAGGGCGTCCTGCGCGGTGATCGGCGTGGCCTCGGCCATGCGCCCCTGCATCATCGCCTGGGTCACCGCCGTGCCGCTGCGGGGGTCTGCGCCGGCGGCGATCGCCGCGTCGACCTGCTGCTTGCGCGTGGTGGGGCTGACCGCCGCGGCTGCCTTGACGCCGGCCGCGGTGCTGCCCTTGGACCCGAACAGCCCACCGATGAAGCTCTGGACGCCGCCGGGGCCCATGACCGCGTTGCCGAGCGCGTCATCCGCGGCGAGCGGCCGGGCCACCAGATCGCCGGCCGCGCCGACGGCGTAGCGCCCGATGCCGCCCACGACGTTGCCGGCCGCACGCAGGGGATCGCCGGCGGCGACGCTGTCGCTCACGCCCTGCGCCGTCGCGACGCGCGCGGCGTTGATCCCCGGAAAGCTGGTCTGCAGGAACGCGCTGGCCCGATCGAGCAGGCCGGCGCCAGGAGCCGCCGCGCTGGGGGTCATGGCGCGCATGAGCCGCGCCGCGCTGGGCGCCGGGACATCCTGGGTGACCGGACCCTGCACGAGCGAGACCGGCGGGACATAGGACATGCCGCGACCGGCCGGCGGGGTGAACGCGTTGGCGCGCGCGAGCGCGATCGCCGCCGAGCTGGCGGCGATGTCATCGGGGCTCGAGCGCGTCATCTTCGACGGCACCACCACGACCGGATCGGCGATGCGGGACATCCCACGGCCTGCGGGAGGGAGGAAGGCGCCGGCGCGCGCGCGATCGATGATGATGGCGTTCTGGCGCCGCAGCGCGGTTTCGTCTTTGGTCGCCATGTCAGCTTTCCCAGCTAAATCCGCCGCGCCCGAAACCCCAGCCGGTCGGTGCGAACATCTTCATCATAGCCGTTTTGCGCGCTTGCGCCACATGCACCTCGAACATCTGCCGGAACTCCTCGGCGCGCTTCGGGTTGCCGGCGTCGTCATCGACGATGCGCAGCGCCAGATATGCCGCCCAGTCGAGCATCTCGATGTGGTGATCCTCGGGGATTTCCGGGGTCGCGTTGAGGTTGGCGAGCACCAGGGGCTCGATCGGCTTGCGTACGACGCGCAGGCGCAGCGTCTCGCCCTCCTGCCGGGCGGTCGGGGTCGGATAGACCCGCAGGCTGATCTGGCTGAAGCTGTCGCCGTCGATGCTGTTGAGCGCCTCGTCGGTCGAGAAGGCGAGCGTCGGGCCCGGCTGGTGCCCCTCCCACTGCGCGGGGTCGTGCCAGCGCTCGGTGGGCGCGCGATACATCGAGAAGATCGAGTGGCCCACGCGGGTGAGGTCAGCGCGCTGCGCCGCGTTCTTGGCGGACATGACCGAGATCACCGACGGGTGGACGGAGTAGACGTCCTTGCCGGCGACCAGCGTGATCAGGGTCGCCTCGTCGGTCGTGGAGTCGCGAAGGATCAGGCCCTTCACGGCGAAGCGCCGCTGCGCCTCGTTGATGTAGGTGACCAGCGTCTGGTCCTCCCACAAATAATCGCTCGAACCGCCCACACGGTCCGAGCGATCATTCAGGATCGATCCCCGCAGCAGCGCCAAAAGCTCCCGCAGTATCATGACCCAGCCCCCAAACGGTTAAACCCGGCGGTAGGGGTACTTGCTCCGCTGTCGATAGGAAAGGACTTTCTGGCTCTCGCGATCCACGACCGGGGCCGACATGACCGCGTCGTCGAGCACGCCGAGCAGGAAGTCAGGCACGTCGACCTTCTCGCCCGGCACGATCTGGTAAGACCGGCCGTTGTGCCCGATGAACAGGCCCGTCGGCGGGATGCTCTCGTTTTCCTCGAGCACGATCGTGACGACGTCGAAGCCGGCCTTCTTGAACAGGCCCTTGTGCTCTTTCGACATCTCGCCGGCATACTTCTGCGGCGCGTCGAGCGGGACCCGCCCGGCCGTATCTTCCGGGGCTGCGTTGGCCATCACCTGGGTGATGTTCTGCGCGCCGCCGAGAATCTGCTTCAGCAGGTCGGACATTTCCTTGACCTGACCCTGCAGCACGGAGTTGGCCTCCTCCTGCGCGTCGAGGCGCTCCTGCAGCTTGGTTTCCTTGGCGGCTGCTGCGGGGTCCGCAACAGGCGGCTCGGCGGGCGGCGCGGGCGGCGGCGGCGGGGCGATGCCGGCGGCACCCTCCTGCGCGCGCTCGGCCGGCGTGCGGTTGTCGCCGTTGTCGCCCGGCGCCGCGCCCAGCTGGCTGGTCACCATGCCCAGGGGCGGCTGCTGCTCCATGTGGCCCTCGGCCTCCTCGAACGACTTGGCGAGCGCCTCGGCGCGCTGATCAGCCGCTTCCTTGCCGCGCTCGCGCACTGCTTCGGAGAGCTTCGGATGGGTGAGGTCGTAATAGCCGCCGCCCGTCGGGGTGATCTTTACGCCCTTGATCTCGTATGCGTCGCTCATGTTGCGGGGCCCTTTGCGTCTTTGGCGAATTTGTCGAAAGCGGACGAATACTCGTCTGCCGGAAGCGCGATGTCCATAGCCTTCTCGATGAAGGTCAGGGTCTGATCCTTGGTGTCGAAGATGTATTCGACCGAGGGGTCCTTCCAGGGGCCGCTGGGGCCGTCCTTGGAGTCGCGCGCCCGGTTCGCTTCTTCGATCTTGGGGTCGGTGGCGGTGACCTTGTAGCCCTCACGCTCACGCTCGATGCGGATGCTGTTATAGCCCATACAAGATAGCCCCCGCCCCATTATTCGTTGGCGGGTGGGGCGCGAACCCCACCCAGCCTGTTACCGTGCGAACCAGACGAGCGCGTCGGCTGCGCCGTTCATCGCCGCAGAGACGATGAAGCCGCGATCGGTGAGCACGATGGCCGACGTCGTGTCGAGCGTCATGGTGCCCGCCGTGACCGTCTTGATCGTCTCGGTGGCGAGCATGCCATCGATCTTCTCGTGCTTGATGACGTCGGTCTTGTTGAACACCGTCACGAACTTCGGACGCCAGCCGCAGGTGACCGAGAGCGCCGTGCCGTCGCCGGTGGCAATGCCGCATGCGCTCTGTGCGATGCCTGCGCTGTCGCGCGAAACCTTACCCGTTGCCATGATCTTCTACCCCTTCAGGAATGTGCCAAATCGGGAGGGTGTGACCCCTCCCGACCGTGACGAACTTAGTTGGTGCTGGCGACCTCGAGGCGGACCATGAAGGCCTCCTGAAGGATGACCGTGGCCGTCCACAGCTTCCAGCCCACGGTGCCGCGCTGACCGAGCGGATCGCCGGCAGCAGGCTTCGGATTGACGACCATCGGGGTCATCGCCGAGTGGCCCTTCAGCGGCACGATCCCGAAGGCGTCGCGCGCGAAGTAGAGCACCGGATAGACGTCGATGTTGACGCCGTTGTTGGCGCGCATCGTCGGGGCGGTCGCGACCACCACGCCGGCACCCTCGAAGGGCTTGGCGACGGTCGTTGCGATGTAGCGGACCTGCTCGACCGAGCCGATCTCGCCCTCCCACGGCGTCTGGTGGGGGCCGTAATCGGCCGTGACCTTGAAGCCCTGCATCTCGCGGATGTCGGTCTCGAGGTCGGGGTGAACCACCGCAACATAGCCGGCCTCGACCGACTTGGTGTTGAAGTCCGGCGTCGAGGCAACCACCGAAGTGATCTTCTTCGCGTTCTGGCGGTTCAGCGCCGTGGTCACGCGCCGCTGATCGGCGAGCGTGATCTTGGCGGCGACCAGCGACCGGCTCGCGACCTGATTGGCGTAGAACACGTTCGTGCCCGCCTTCAGGACGTTGAAGCGCAGCGTCTCGACCGTCTCCGCGGCGTTTTCACCGAGCAGGTCGGTGGCTTCCGCCAGGATGTTGTCGGGGTGCGTGTCGTTGACGACGTCCGTGATGGTCACGAAATCGCCGTACTGCGCCAGCTGGACGGTGTAGTCCTGATTGGCGAGCATGCGACCGTCGGGCGTGACGCCCTCGACCAGCGGCGTGGTTGCCAGCGGCGTGTAGAAGGTGCCCGAGCCGTTACCCGCCGAGCCGGTCGCGCCGGCCAGGAAGTAGCGGCGGAACTTCGCCGTCTGGGTGCTGTTCGTCGGCATCGGGTACGTCTGGCCGAACTTCTCGAAAACGAGCAGCGGCAGAGCACGCTTCAGCATGCGAACCACGGCCCAAGCCGCGAGCGAAGGAGAGATGTCGCCGTAATTTACCATGAGCCGAGCCCCCTAGAGTGAACCTAAATTGCCATCGTCGCAGCGTGCCGTTTGAACGCAGATTCAAAATCCTGGGTATCTTCACCCGCGGGAACCTGTGATCTCTCGCTACTGACTGGGGCCAAGGAACCTACCGCTTGTTTGGCAGCCTGGGACAGCTCTGTAGTTGTCGTCGCCGCCGGCTGGGCTGTTGGCGCCGGTGCGGTCCCTGCCGGCGCAGGGGCCGGGGAGGGTGCTGGCGCCGGGGCCGTCCCCGACTGCGCTCTGTAACGCCCGATCAGGTCCGCGACCTGCTCCGATGTTCCCGTCTGCATAACCTGCTTCATGCCGGTCTGCAAGTAGTCTGGTTGCGTCTCCACCCACGCGGACACATCGGCCTCGAGCGTCTCCGAATAATCGGGCACGAGACCGGCGACTTCCTGCGTGTGGAGCGTGTTGCCCATGCGCCGGACCTGCTCGATCGTCGGCGCGACGAAGTTGTTCACCTGCTCGAACACGAATTTGAGCAGGTCGTTATACTCGGCGCGGCGCAGCAGCTGCTCCGCCTTGGCGACATCCGGCCAGTTGGTCTGATATTCGGAGAGGGCGGTCTGCTCCTCCTCGGTGTAGATCGGCTCGGGCGCAGGATCGGCCGCAGCCGGCGCAGCCGGTGCAGGCGCCTGCTGACCCATCTTCTCCACCAGGGCGGCGACGATGCTCTCGGGCGTCGGCTGTGCCGTCGGCGCCGGGGTCGGCGTCGGCGTCGGCGTGGGCGTCGGCGTCGGGG